GGCCGGGGGCGGCGGGCAAGGTACTGGGGCTGAGTCCCACGTCGGTAACTCGATTGCTGGCGTTGATCGGCCTCCGTAAGGAAATTCAAACCAAGATTCACAGGGGCCTCGTGTCGTCCCGTGTCATGGAAGTGCTCCCCGCATTGTCCGAGGTTGAACAGGACGAGCTACTGGCTGAGTTGGAGAATCCTACCACCGGCACCGCCTCCGCCAAGGCATCCAAGGCGAAGAAGAAAAAGGGACGCAAGGGGAAGCAAGGGCGGAAGAAGGCGAAGGCATCGACCCCCGACGCGGAAGAGTTGTATGAGTCCGTGGAGGCTCAGGTGGGCACCATCAAGGCGGCGGAGGGTAAAATCGTTGCCGCCGACAAGAAGGCGTTGGAACTGTACGCGTGCCTCAAGGGGTTCCTGGCGGGCAAGATGAGTATGAAGGCGTTGCACAAGAGGGTGCTCGTGTTGGTGGCACCCCGGTAACGTCAAAGGTACCGTCCTGGGTGGCCTCCGACCCCTGGGACGGAAATGGGCGAGCGTGAGGGTAGTGGACGCACCTTCACCTCGCCCTTTTTATTTTATGCTGGGACTGGCCCCGTCCCCGGCTCCGTCCCTACCCCCGCCCCATTTCCTTCTCCCTCCCCTTCGTCCGGCCAGTTCGGATCACAGAACTCGGTAATGAACTTCTGCACCTGCTCTACCGGAGTCTGAGCGTAGATGGGATTGGATGTGATGGGGGGGAACGTGGATACCGCCTGGAATAGAGTATCGGGTCCAAGTTGGCTCACGTCGTCATACACATCCTGCCCGTACCCCCCGATGAACCAATCCGCGAAATCTGTACCCGTGCCGTTCACTTGCAGGTTGTTGAGGAGGGGAATGGTGATGGAAGATAGCAGGGCGTAGATGGGGTCCTGGGCGGGGGCACTGGCGGGAGACGGCACGGGCTGGGGTCCGAATTGCTGTTGGGGACGGGTCGGCCCGTTCCATTGCATAGGGGGAGCCTGGATCTGTTGAGGCTGGGGCATAACCTGGGGGATGGCGATGGGCAGGATTCGGCCATCCGCCGTCTGGTAGTAGGTAAGTTGAGGTTGCTGATTCCTTGTTTGCAGCCATCCCATTAAACCTTGCGCGAGGCCGGGGAGGATCGGGAGGATAGGCCGCATCCACTTGGGGGCGGCGTCGGCTATGGTGTCGGTCACGGCATCCTCCCCTTCTTCCTTCCCACCTTTGAGGCGATCCATCACGGTGCTGAACTTCTCCAACGAATCGAGTCCTTCATTCATGGCAGAGAAAGGGGAAGTGGAGGCGGCGGGGCCGGTAACCTTGGCATCCAACAGTGTCTCGACTTGTTTTGCCAACCTGTCAATCTGACTTTGTTGTAACTGGGCCAATTGAGCCTGGAGTGCGTCGTACCTCGCGTCGGTGCCGGGAGTGGGGGCGGGGCGTTCACTGTGGATTAGCTCCACGATTTTCAACGCCAACATCATGGGGTCGGAGGTAGCAGTGGCGGCGGGCCGGTTAGCCTCCGCCTCATTCCGAACCTTGGCGGCATACTCGTTCGCTTCCTGAGTCGTTTTAATCGCCGCCTCCGCCCCCTTCTGCATCACATCCATCGCGCCTTTCATGGCGTCCTGGAGCACTCCGGCGTCTTTGTTTTTGCCTGTGGACGTGTTCTCGGCCATCTGCACCATCTTGTCAGTGAGCTTCTCGATAATCTGTACTTGCGCCATCTCCCCCTCCACTTGTCTTGAGTTCAACTGCTCCGGTAACTTCCCCTGCCCACGGAGGTACGCTACGTAGGACTTATTAGCGGGATGGTTCAGGTCCACCTGTTCAACGTCGTTGATGCGGGCGTCGGTCGGTGGGTTGGATTTGTAGTCGGCCCCACCCACGTTCATCACCCATACCGTGAATACGGGCTTATCTACTTTCCGCTTTGAGGATGAGTCCTTGGCGACGACTCGGTAGGTCCCACAGCCATAACGATGGAGTAGGTCCATGTCGTCCTGGATGGGTTCGTTGCCGGAAATCTTGTCGATGTACTTGTATTGCCGGTCGTACACTTCCTCTTCTTCGTCAAACCCCGGATCGAGGAGCACGGGCCAGTCTCGATACACGTAGTAAACGAGTTTCGCCTTGGCCCACTCGGGTAATGTATTGCCGTAGTTCCATCCCGACTTAGAGGACTGGTTGGGATTGGTCGAGTCCGACTTGAAAACGCGGTACCGAGGGGTGGGAATGGGCAGGTCCACGTCTACCGTCCCCGTTTTGATGCCATCTTTCCTTGGTCCACCACCTTTTGCCCCAGGTTTGGCATGGTGGGACCGATCGGCGGCCAATTGGGACTCGGAAGACTCATAAGGGGAGTCTGGGTCCACTAAGGTTGCATCCGTGACCTCTTCCAGGCCCTCGGTGTCATCAATTTCCGTGTTGATTGGGGTCGCCAAGGCTCTTTTTCTCCCTGACGACCTACTATACACGGCAAGTTATTGATGCGCAAGTGTCATGGGCAGGGTACTGGGAGTACCGGAGACACAGTTACCAATACCTAGTACCTGTTACGAACCTCCAAAGTGTGCAAAACTCCCTCCGTGGCCGCTCCCAGGGTGCTAGTCGCCCGCCTACTCAACCCAACAGGTATTGAGCGGCCCAATTCTTTCACAGGGAAAGGTGGGCGAGGGCCTTCCTTTATATGAGACTGGGATTTCAGGCCGGGGCACAGGGCACCCAGTACCATTCCCAATTGGGCGAGGTGAAGTACCGGGTTCAGAACCTAAGCTGGGACCCGGATACCCAGGTGGGGCAGACGTTGGCACTCATGCTGGAGCGTGCCGCCCAGGACAGTGCGGACCCGTGGTTCAAGGCGAGGGCAGTAGGACTGGCAGGCGAGGGGTCCGAGAAGTCCCGCGCCTACTCCCTCTATCAACACGCGTGGAAGAAGAATGGCAGGATTCGATTCCAGCGGGACGAGGTGACGGGGGCGGGGATCGGGGGATATCCCGAAGAGGAAGTGATTGAGACGAGTATCCGGCCCCTCGACATGGCCCGGTACGTGGACGAGGGCAAGGGGGTAGGGGACTGTGACGACTTCTCGTGCTACTTGGCCGCGTTATTGAAGGCGAATGGGATCGGGTGCGCCTTTGTGACTGTCGGGGCGGATGAAAGAGTACCTACCCAGTTCTCCCACGTGTATGTCGTGGCGTACCCCGTGAATGACGCGGGCCAAGTGGAACGCCTCCCCCTTGATGCCAGTCATGGCGAGTATCCGGGGTGGGAAGTCCCCAACCAATACGGGAAGTATAAAGAGTGGCCCGTGTGGGATCGGTTGGCTTGGCTCGTGGGGAACGCGGTAGGTACGGCGGCACTCGCCCTCGGTATCTGGTGGGGCGCGAAACAAGTTTGGAAGGTGGCACACAGTTAAATGACACTCCCTTTACCCGCAAGCCTCAAGCAAGTGATTCGTCCCACGAAAGAGGACGCGATGTACGTCCCGTTCGATCCCAACCAGAAATTCCCCTGGACGCCACAACTCCCCCTACGTGAAATGCTGGGATTCGCCACCAAGCACCAGTGCAACGATCTCGTGGAGTATTTGGAACTCCTCACGTTTGATAACGCGGAACGGGCCGTGCTTGAGATCGCGGACACGGGATTGAATCACTCGTACCCACCGTTTTGCAAGTTGCAATACTTCAACGCGGGCGGGGATGAGGACCCGCGCATCTATACCATCACGGGGACGTTCCCCACGCCGGACGGAATGTTGCAGACCATCATCGACGTGGGGAGCTTCATCCAGATCAACGGGCTGACGAATATGCCCGACGCCACCCGGATTCAGATGGTGGAGAAATTGGGCGGCGTGTTCCCGGAATGGAGGAACGATTAGATGAACGTCATTACTCAGACACTGCCACCGGGGGCGAGAAGTCTACCGGCTGAATTGATGATTCCTCGACAGTATCGCCGCGTGGACTGGGGGGCGCAACGGTTACTCGTGGGTGGCGTGGACCGGATGCAGAGTCGGGGCGGGGTGAGAGGGGTGCAGGGGATTGGGGACTGTTTGAATGCCCAGGTGGATGCCGGGGGAATGTGCCCCGATGGTTCCGTGTACCTCGGCACGATGGATAGTGGCGGGGCGGCACCGGGGGCGGGAGGCGGGGGTACTGTTCCTACCGTTATTCCATCCGGGAGCCCCGACTTCAATTGGAATGCACTGGCGAACGTCATCAACGTGTCCAGCACGAGCATGGCGAAGATCATGGCGGCACAGAACCCTGGGACGTATTACAAGGACCCACAGGGGAATGTGATTTATTCTCAGCCCACGGGGAATACCCAGAACCTTCCGGGGATCTATGGAAATACCGGGGGCGGGGCGCAAGGGAGTTTCGTGACGCCGATTGGGAGCGGGAGTTTCGGGGGGATCAACAGTAGCACGTTAATGATGGTGGCGGTGGTGGGACTCGCGTTCATGATGATGAGCCGGGGACGGTAACGGAGACGATGGCCTACAACGGTTCCTACTTGGTGATGCCCGCTGAGAGTAAGTCGAGACTGAAGAAGTACGCACGGAAGGAAGCGGGATTCTAAAATGAGGGCCGTTTGCCAAGTTTGCCAAGCCAGTAGCCAACTGCCATTCCTATCGCGCATAGGACAACAACTTCACTCCCACTACTACTACGTCGATGCTTTTTGTTCCCACTTTTCTTACGTGCCGCGATTCGTACTTTGCGTGATCGTACCAGTCGTTTTAGGGATGACATTTCAAGTCGAGGATATCAGATTCTAATGCGCCTCGACTTCTCCCCCACCACGGGCCACCCCCTCGCATTCATCCCCAGCGCATTCGCCCCGCGTACCTACGCACGGGCCAAGGGTACACGGGGCACTGGTGTAGGTTCCCTCGGCCTCGATGTCACTTCCACCACCATCGCATCCGAAGCAATGCAGGGGGCGGCAATGACTGGGACCATTCTTACCGGCCTCGCGCACATGGGAATGATTTCCGCCGCGTTCGGACCCGCCGCACCAATTGCAGCCATCGTGGTGGGCCTCGCGGCAATCGGTATCGGTATCGCCTCCCTCTTCAGGGGGTGCGGGCAGACGTGTGTGGCGGCAACGAGTATTGCCAACCAACTCCAAACGTACTGGCAGCAGAATCTTAACCAGTACATGAATGCCCCGGTCCACTACAAGTCCCTCCAGTTGGCCGCGTTGAACAATTTCGATGTAGGTTGGACGGCACTGGTAAAAGCCTGTGGTGATCCCTCGTTGGGTGCCGCTGGTCAACGGTGCATCAGTGAACGGCAGAGAGGCGGTGCCTCCTCCTGGTGCTGCAATGCTCCCAACGCAGTACAAGTCGGCGGTGGCCTGTGTACCGGGTGCGATGCGTTCGCCGACCTCCGCGATCCCATTGCGAACGATCCTACCGTCGTCCCCGATCCACCCGAGGCGGGGCAAGCGTTGGCACTGTTGGCGGGATCAAGTTCCGCATCCGGTTCCACGACTACAGGTGCGAGTGGGGGTGGATTCCTTTCCTCCTTTCCACTCCCACTGCTTTTAATCGGGGGCGGGGTGCTCGCCTTCACGATGATGGGGGGCGATTAAATCACATGAGACTTTCCGACTTCTCCCCCCGCCTCAACGGAATCGTCCCCGCCCTGACGGTGCCGGGATTACCAACCGGCGTCCACGGGCTCGGGGCGTACGACTTGACGGGGCAAATCACCACCTACTTCAACTCGTTTATGAACGGGTTGCAGTTTGCCGTAGAGCAGGGCAACGCGGCCACTCCCGCAGTTGTACAGGAGACGTTGACGAGTGCCGCCATCAACGCGTGCGCGGACGTGAGCCCTACTCCTTGTGATCCCAATTCCGTCTCTGCCCTCATCAGTTCCTACGTGGCGCAATATACCGCCGCGTACAACAGCACGGTAGCGAATACTGCCTACCTGATTCAATCAGGACAGATCGTGGCTCCCCCCACGTACGTCCCGGCACCGAATGTGCTCAATACCGTGGCACCCAACACGACGGGGGTGACGACAAACCAAGCTGGTGGCAACGTACTGGCTCCACCCGTGGTCACTACTCCCGTGACGAGTACCCAGGTCGTGAACAACCAGACTCAGGGTGGGAGTGTGGCACTGGCGAACGGTACGAGTATTACGAACACGGGACCGGCGACGTATAGCTGGAGCTGGCTCACTGACCCAATCCCATTCGTCGGTATACCAATGTGGGTAGCACTGGCCGGTGGTGCCGTCGTGTTGCTGATGGTGATGAAGAAGAAATGATGCCATTCATCTTAGCTGCGGTCGGTGCGTTCGTTGGCCCAAAGCTGATGTGTGGTGGAACTACGTCAAGTGGAACGCACTGGACACAAATGTCTTTGCTTACGGCTGGAGGACAAGGCACAATTGCGTGGCAGAATCTTCAAACCGGGCAACAGATAACTTTGCCCGTTGGTCAGTCTCCACCGGATAATCCAATGACGTTGTGTGCTGAGATTGGTGGCCCTCACGATATGATTCACAACCCGAGTTGGGCGGCGGTAGTGTTTGGTGGTGTCGGATTTTTTGTTGGAAAGTTGATGGAGAACTAGGATATGGCTGAACTCTCTTACATCTCGACCCCCGCAGATTCGATGCCGGTATCCACTACCTCGTCGATGCCGTCCATGACCGCGACCTCCCAGCTTCTTACGGCGTCACCGCAACCGGGGCTTACTCCCTCATCCCTGCTCAACCCGATGCCCTCCATCACCAATAGCACCCCCGTAGTGGTAGGCCCCTCCTGTTCCGGGATCAACCAGTGGGTGAATGACAATCCCCTATTGGCGGCGGGGATTCTCGCGGGACTGGCCTTCCTCATGTTTGGTGGGAAGAAGGGACACGAGTAATGAAAAAAGACAACATGATGACGATGGTACTGGTGGTCGGGGGGCTGGGTGCCGCGTATTGGTACGTGACGAGGTACGGGCCATCCGGTGCCGCGTTCAATGCCTCGGGGCAACAGGTAGCCCTGACTTGGTGGGACACGTGGTTTGGTGGGGCGGCACAATCCACGGCCCCTGCCACCACCACCGTCACGACCCAGACCCAGACTCCAGGCGGGTCCACGCAACCGGCCCCCAGCACAACGGCGGACGTACGAACCAAACTCCTGACGGCGGCGGGCGGTGTCACGAGTATGAATGCCGACCAGTGGGATTATTACCGGAATCAACTGTACCCACCGGCTTTAACCGGCCAACAGTTCGGTGCCGCGTTCGGTGCCCGAGTTGACCCCATGCCGGGGATGAGCGTGGACCAGTTCCTTTCTGCGCTGACGGCGGCGGGGATTAACCCGGCCAATCCCAACGTAGGGGTGAGTGGGTTGCGTGGCGTGGTTCCGGCCAACACGGTGGCTCAAGTCCCCTCCATGAGTTTCGGCGGTAGCCTCGCAAACAACCGGCCCCGGATCGGAGCCCCGTCCGTTTTCCGCAACCGTCCCGTAGGAGGTCAAACAATCCAATGATGTGCCTGGGCTGGTTTAACCAGATGGACTGTCAGGCGAGGCCCTACGTTACCGTGGCGGGGCCAACGCAAACGGCAGCGGAGGCAAGTGGGGTCGATACGGGAGTGAGCGGGACCAGTGCCACCGCCTGTGATACTCCCTGGTGGTTCTGGTTGGTCGGGGCGGGCGTGGTGGCATTAGGAGCCGCAAAGAAATGAGGATGGGAGTGGTGGCGACGGACGGGACGTGTGTGGTGGGGGCGGTCGATCCCATCACGGGGGATACCATTGCCGGGTGCGCTACGGCGTCGGCCCCACCTCCCTGTATTCCGCAAGGGTCGATGGGACCACTGGCACCGGGGCAGACGTATTGTCCCCCTAACATCAGTGCCGCGTGTCCGAGTGGGCAATACATGGACCCGAACGATTTGGCCTGTCTCCCAATTCCGTCCACGTCCAGTTTGATTGCGGGGATTCCCAACACGTACCTCTATGTTGCAGGGGGGATACTCGCGTTCTTTCTTTTAAAGGGGAGACGGTAGGAAAGGGATGAGATTGCACGGGCTGGGAAATCTCGGGATGAGTGATACGGACGTACTCCAACCCGGCACGGTAATCTCATTCAACGTCACGGGGGATTGTACTGGGGTGTACGAGTCCGACATCCAGAACACTCTGAACAACTGGGCGGGGCAGATGATGACGGTGAACTCGGTGACGACGAATCTTACTGGGTACATCCCCACCAACATCAACGTGAGTGTGATCGCTACCGTAATAAACGCACTCCCAGCGGGGGACTTGAGAGGGCAAATCATCTCCGCCCTGGATGCACTGAACAATACGATGCCCCTGTGTCCCGGAGTGATGTTGCAAGGTGGCGTGATTAACTTGGCGAGCGGGAGCACCAGTGCGGCCCTGACGAACCCGAGCACGTCGAACCTGTTTGGGCTCTCGACAACAACCCTGCTTTTGGCTGGGGTGGTCGGGGCGTTTTTTCTGGCGAAGGAATAGGGGAGAGGAAAAAGATTATGCAACTCAGTCATCATCCGGCACCGGGGCTTGGGGATCTCTTACCCGGATTCTATGTTGTGCCGCAGAATCCCGTGCAACCGGTGAAGTACATTCGCGGCATCAGTGAGATTCTACCCGGATCATTTCCAGTCCCACAGAATCCCGTGAAGGATTACACGCGGGGACAGACGAAGCTGATTGGTCAGGGTGTGAGTGGGTGCGGGTGCGGGGGAGGCTGTGGGGGTGGATGTGGCGGGGGCCAGATCAATGGTATCCGTGGCTTGGGTGACTTCACCACGGACTACGGGACCTTTACCGGGAACCTTTCCGCTGGGAACTATATGGCCGCGTTGCAGTCGACATTCTTTGGCGTCCCAGTCTGGGCGGCAGGTGCGGCACTGGCCCTGTTCATGTTCGTAGGTGGGGAGCAACACTCGTACGCGGGGAGAGGGAGACGGGCGTACCGGGCGGCGGCGAAGGCGTTCTAAGGAGTTCAACATGGGCCAACTCATTGAAATCATCATCGGCATCGCGGTACTCGCCGCCCTCGGGTGGGGGTTGTTCTACGTGTGCGATAGATCGTTTCCTACCTTCGCCCCGGCGAAGTGGGCGGTAGGGGTGTTGCTGATTATCCTCATCCTCCTGTTTGCAAATCGTGAGTTGAATTACACGGGGAGCGGTGGCGATGTCACTCGTCCATTTTGGGAGAGGGGCAGGTAAGGGGAAGGGGAAGGGGGCGTGGGAGCAACTTTAGGATGATGCTATTACTTCAAGCGGCGGCACAGGCGGCGGTGGAGAACCCGATGGCGGTATCGACGGATTTGCCCGCGATAATCTCGACCTCTGCCATTTCCGTTGCTCTCATCCAGGCGGTGAAGAACAGTCAGTGGCCCGTGCTCAAGGCTTTCTCCCAGGAGTCGTCGGGGCTGAACAGGGCGTTATCGTGGCTGGCCGCGTTGATCGCGGGGGTGGGGATTCATTACCACTATGACCCGAGCCTGGGGGCATTGACGATCACGGGGTTGACGGGACCGGCCATTTACAGCGCGGGGGTGAGTGCTATGAAGTCGTACGGGTTCAATTGGCTCATCTACAATACCGCCGTGAAAGGGAGGGCGGCGGATGTCGCGGCGGTGGCGGCGGGAGTGCCGGTTACTCCTGTGGTTGGTCCGGGAGTGGTGAAGGCAGGAGAGGAAGCAGCACCGAAGCTGTAAGAGAGTTTTTCACAGGGAAAGAATGGCAGCACAGGCGACAAGACGGGGCATGGGACAGACCAAGGGCAATCCCTTCATGTCTGACAAGTACCGTACTCGTCTACGTAAGAAACAAAACTTCCTTCTCAAATTGGTTGCCAGACATCCAGCCTACACAGATGACATGCGTATCACAGAAGGCGGGCCAACAATCGGTCAGTTGCGTGACACTATCTGGCCTGACTGGGAAGGCGCCATCAATCAGTCAATCAGGAACTTGGACGGTGACCCGGAAAAGCTGAGGGAGAAGAAGCGTAACCCTGAAGGTGGGGCAGAATCCATGTACTCCTCCTTCCACGGGACCCCATCCACTGCCATCGACGAGTACGAGGAGAAGGAGCATTACCACAGTAACCTCGCGGCACTGGGGGAACTGGTGGGATTGAAGGTGCGGACGGTGAGTGGGTACGATGTCACGTTGGGATTTGAAAGTAGGAAGGTGAATAACCCACACAAACAGTCTAACCCGGATTTTCACACTCAAAATTACCGAGATGGTGAACTCGCCTACTCAATGGGTTACACGGCGGGTGAGGCAGCCTCAGAACACGATAGTACTAAGGAGCGTAAAGAACGTGCGGAGTTTGAAACTTGGCTAAAAACCAAGGATGAGAGAGATCATTACTTCTTAGAGTGGGATTGGCGGGATGGCTATGAGGATGGGTATGCAGATATCCAAGAAAACCCACGTCGCTCCAACATCTGGCCCTTCAACTCGTTGACCCGCACCACGATAATGCACGTCCCCTCGGGCCACAAGTTCCATACCGCCACGGAGTACAAGCACCACACCATCTACAAGTCCGAATCAAAGGACGGGTACGTGGTGCCGGGGATTGAGCGGGACAGTGTGTTCGACAGTGTTAAGGATGCGAAGAAGTTTATCGACCACTGGACGAAGCAGAGGCCCAATCCCAAGGACACACATACACTCTGGCTACTGTATCGGCATAAGCGTGGGAACTACTGGAAACCGTTCGCCCATGGCACGGAAGAAATGTTGAAGTCCGCAAGGATTGCACTCGACGAGGACGTGTTGGAAAAGGTTGTGTTGCCAATCGGTAAGAAGCCTAATCCTGGGAATGGTCATGCCTCTGGCCCCTTCGCCTCCTCCCAACGATTCGTAGGCGACACGGTAGGGGCCATCTACCGTCCCATCGACGCGTTCACCGGGATGGTGGCGGGAGCGGCGGATAAGGGGTTGCGGGCCGTGGGGGTGAAGGGGAATCCCTGGTTTAAACGTGCCCTAGACCGTGGTGTGTACAAGGTCGTGGACGAGGACGGGGTACAGGTCCACACAGGGTCCGGTCTGTCGAAGAAAGAGGCTTTACAAATCGCCAAGGAATCACGGAAGGAAGGGGAGAAGGTTCGTCTCATGAGGATGAACCCACGCAAAAGTTCCAACCCTGACCACGTGCTTCTGTGCTCGACCGAAGACGGGAAAAATCTAAGCCTGATTGGAGGTGACCAGTCCCTTGACTTAGACGCCCTAAAGATCGACGGTGACCTCGCTGAAAAAGAACTCATAACCATCGGTGAAGTCTGGGGAGTCAACTACAGGACTGAAAAAGTATTTGGCGACGGCGGGAGTGAAGACGGCCTGACGGAATACATCCACATACATGGCCCGAAAGAAACCAAGCCCCCACGCGGTGGTGACCTATGGCAAGATGCCGTCCCCCCGAAGGACACGACATTTGGAACAGGTGAGCTACCCACGCTCATCTACGACAAACGAAACCAGAAGCTACTACTGTCTGGTGGAATTTATTTCGTCAACCAGCCCTTGATTGGAACGAGTCCGGGTCTGGAGCACTAGTTTAGAAAGGAAAACATGGCGACAGTAGGAAAGTTAATCCGGGTGGCGAACCCACGACGGAAGCGGATCAAGGTACGGAGGAAGCGGGCCACGGGCACCAAGCGCCGTTTCCGCAACCGTCTCGGCCACTTCGTCAAACGGAAGCGGGCCAAGGCGCGAAAGAATCCCCGCAAGCGCACCGCCACATCCAAGCGCCGGTACACGCGCAAACGCAAGGCGACTAAGAAATCATCGAGCATCGTCGGGATGCTCCGAACCGAGTTACGGCGACTAGGAGTCTCATCAAATCCCCGCCGCCGTTCCAAGGCGCGTAACAAGCGGAAATCGTACCGCCGAAGCCGCGTCTCCAACCCCGTGCTTATTGAACTAGGCGCGATAAATCCACGAAAGAAAAGGAGTCACATGGCAAGACGAAAACGGAATTATCATCGTCGTCGTACCACCAACCCGCGCCGTGTAGCACGGCGGAGACGCAATGCCCCACCCGCGTGGGCCAAGGCGTTCGGTTATCGACGAAAGACAGGGAATCGGCAGCATCGTCGGCGGGCTAATCCTCGCCGCCGTCATAACCGGCACTATTCCCGCCGACACAATCCCGCAATCTTCGGGAGGTCCAGTGGGAAAGACCTTCTGATGATGACGGGGGGTGTGCTCGTGGGCGTGGCGGCGACAAAATATCTCCCCACCCTCGTTCCCGCATCGCTGTTATCGACGTTCGGCACGTCCAGCTTCATTTCCGTCCTCGTTACCGGGGCCGGGGCGTTCGTGGCCGGGATGCTCGCTCGCAAGGTATCGCCCGGTGCATTTGCCGACGCGGTGCTCCTCGGTGGCTTGGCTCAGACGGCGAGTGCGGCGCTCAATGCGTTTGCCCCGCCCACCCTGTCCGGTCGCTTGGCTCTTTCCGGGGTAGGCGACATCATCCCCGGTTCCTACGTCGTCCCGCAGAACCCCATTAAGATGGGCGTGGTCCCGATCTCGGCAGGTGCCGGTATGGGCGCGTTCCGTGGGGCATTCGGAGGGAGGCGGTAGTAGGGCACTCGCCCTTTGCCACGCTCATCTCAGAAAGGAAAATGAAAACACAAATATATGCCTAGCACACAAGTAGTTGGCGGGGCCGATGCACTGGGACTGGCGAATTGGATTCAAAACCAATTTTCCGGCACCACGTATCAGCCCAACGCGATGGATGTCCAGCACGAGCCGTTGTATGATCGTTCCTGGAATCCCGCAACAAACGCACCTTGGGCGGCGGGAGCAGTCATCACCAATTTGACCCAGTTTTTCACCACTGGCAATCAAACGGGGAAGACGTTGGCGGACACCAACGTACAAACCGCAAAACGGTTGGACGCCCCTCAAGCCTTCGCCGCAATGGGGATTGGACTGTGGTTTGATGCGGGGACCCTCCTCGCGGATCTCAACACCATGCTCCGGTCCTTCGCTCTGGAGTTCTGGATTGGCGAAAAATCCTACAACCGTGCGCCTCTGATCTTCTATCCGGTCGGCGGCGGCGTGACGGGGTTCTCTTCGGCCAGTACCGCTCTTACCAACGGAATGCCGGGGAAGATGCACCGGCACGAGTTGGGAATCAACATCGTGATTGACAACCAAGCGTCGTTCTATTGCCAGTTGGTAGGGACCAGCGTTACCCTTACCACGACATCGGGCGGTGGTACTGGTCTCAACATGCAAGTGATTCTCGACGGTCTACACGCGAGAGGCGTCCAGTAGGAATACTGGTCCTCTTTCGTTGTTGCGAGTTCTCGCGGGGGTGGGGTTCCTTACCCGTTCCTCCACCCCGCGAGTCCGATGGGTCCGGGGTGCTGCTTACCCAGGGGAATTGGGGCGTTGCTCGCGTCCCCCTTATCCCTCCCACGCGGCGGCACTCCGGCCTTTCACAGGGAAAAAGGTAATGGGTAAGAGTCGGGGCCGTATGCCCGAAAGATTTTTAAGGAGCGCGATACCATGCAGAATCCAATAGCACCACCCGCCGTGCAAGGCATCGCGGGGGACAACTTGGGGGTCGGGTACATCGAGGTACCTTTCAACTACACGTACAACATTTCCCTCACGGCGTCACAACTTTTACAGGGGCAGGTGGTGAGTATCTTCACGGAAGCCGACTTCGTGTGGAGAGGGCTCGTGTTTCAATCCACTGGCCTCTTCGCCGTGCAGTTCCAAGACGGGCAAGGGTACTACCTGAGTTCGGGGTTGACGTTCAGCACGAACCTTCCCAACTCCCCCGGTGATCCCTTCCCCATGTTCCCGGAGATTTTCTATCCCGCTGGCGGCAGGATCTACCTGAATATCCAGGATTTGAGCGTGGCGACGAATACTGGACAGATCCTTTTCATCGGGGCGAACCGTTACCAAGTCGCCCAGGGAGCGTAGAGTCCCCGTGTACGATTACACAACACCAACGGGATTCGGCGACACGTTCTACCAGTACGTGTTTGATGCCCAGGATGTAAGTGGGATTGCGAATGGGCAAACGCTATTCCAAGTCGGCCCTCACGTGGTAGACGGGGATTTCCTTCTCCGTTATTGGTCCGGCCTCTCGACCATCGCCCAGGGCCTCAAGTTCTACGACTGGCAAGGGAGGTTCAGGTCCTCCGACTTCATGACGTTGGGCACGGCGGCGAATCAGTTCGCCAATATGGTGGTGACTCCTGAACTCTGGTACCCGGACAACAGTTACATCCGGCAAGACCTCCAAACGGTGGCGTTGGTGGTGGCGGGGACGGATACCGGGACCACTCTGTACAAGTCCCAGATGGTTTACACCGGAGCTAAGAGACGGGCCAACACGGTGTCGGACCCGGTACCGTCCGCCTACAAGTATTACGAGAAGCCGTACGCGATCCCCTACACCCTCTCCATCAACAATTACGCGACCACGGGGGGAGTGGTGAATGGGCCGACGCAAATTCAGATCAAGGTTGAGGACTTCGATTTCGAGCTACGCAGGATTGAACTCGCACTACAAGACAACCAACAGTCCTCCCAGTTCAAGGTCACCCTGTACGACAACAATCGAATGGCGAGGAGCAACCGTCCCGTCCTCTCCAATATGTTCTTCCATCTGAACCCACAAACCAGTTCTGGTGAGTTCAATTTCTGGCCGTGCCCTCCGATCCTGTTCCCCGTGAATGGGGCCATCTACTTCGACATTTGGAGCCTACTGTTTTCACCGACAGTTCTCCCCCAGACGTTCCAACTCCTGCTCCACGGAGTACGGAGGATACCGTGCTAGGGGTGACACAGGCCCGTGACAACACCGTGATGTATTCCGATGGACTGTACCACGACCCTGGGAAGGAACCGGCCTTCCATTCCTTCTTGGCCTCGTACAATCTACGCCGGTTAGGGGAGGTGATCTCATCCTTGCGCTGGGAGAATTTCCGTCTTAAAGAGAGGTTGACGTTGCAATGAGCGGGACCAATATCGACTACCCCCCGATCCTCGACGGATTCGTACTGAGTGCGAGTATGCTGTACCTCAGCACGACGTACCGTGCCAGTGCCCTCGCGCAAATGGAAGTCCTCCGCCGCTCCCGTGGGTACCGTTGCCGTCACTACCTCATCCCCGACGCCGACGACAACGAGAACCCCATCGGTCCCTTCACTCAGATCGAGCGGCAAGTGAACTGTCTCCCCGGATCATACCTCTGGGGGATTTGTTTCTCGGCCCCTGCCTCCCTCAACGATTCCCTGGTCCAGGGCACCATCAACGGAGATGTCCATGTGCAGGTTACCGACGCCTGTACGGAAACAGCCCTCTTCTCTGACTACATCTACTCGTACCAAATCGCCTGTGCGAGTCCGGCGAATGGTAGTCAGAATCGCCGCAACCCGTTCCTGTTCGCCCAACCGGGACTGATTGGAGAGCCGGGTCTAATCGACGTTGAGATTTACAATCGCCTCGTGGACACGAGCACGCCACCCATTGGTCAATCCTTGACGTGCCAAGTCACTCTCCTCATTGCCGAGCCGTGCGTACCACCGGAACAGATGCGCCAACTCCTGATGCAATCGGGGTTGTATGAAGAGGCGGTGATATAGATGGACCCACAACAGGGCAACGCGGTAATACCGGCGTACCAAACAACTCGTAGCACGGTAATCATCAACACGTGCCTCCAGAAGCCGTCACAACGGCCCAACTCGTACGATGCCTGTCTGAACTCTGACCGGATGCTGTGGAACCAAATGGTGGCGGGAGGTGGATTACGTAAAATATGTTGCCCCCGAGGTCGCACCCCCTACACTACCCGCCCTTGGATCGCGATGCCCGCCGAGGGGAGACGGTTTAAGCCCATTGGCCTGTTGGCAGTCCCAGGGATGGTGGGATTCAACGGGCTTGATACTCAGGTCCCGTTCAACACACAATCGGGCAATGAGTTGGTGCCGGTCGGATACGATGGTGTGATTACCGATGTGGTATGCGGGATTCTGCCGGGGGCTGGAGGTACCGCCACGGGGTTTGTGGAAGGGTCCGGTGACCTCATCTGGCGGCTCAGTGCCTCGGGCCGCTTCCTCCGTGACCACGGGAACATCAAGACGAGCCTGGGCAGTCTCACGTCACCTAGCCCGGTACCACGAGGCGGACTTAGGGTATGGTCCGAGGACATCCTTCAGTTCTTCGTCGCCTTCGCCCCCGGAGCCGACGCACGAATCAACGCGACGAGTAAGATCGTGGTCAGCATCACGGGATGGGTATATCCTCGATGAATTTATTTTCTCACTGGGGCCGTGAGTATTCTTTCAATGGACCATCCATACCTAACACGGCTCGAAAGAACGACGTAGGAGATCCCCGTTTCCCTGGCCCAATCAGCCACAGTCAGGCTCTTCCCGTTGTGCGTGAGGATTCGATTAGTCCTAGTGTTGTTCGACTGCCTTTCTCTCGTTGCCCATTTGCAATTGTTAGGAGTGTAGTTGAGAGAATTGTTCTTGCGTTCAAGTGTGTGACGGGAGCTTGGGCGTTTACCCATGTCCTGAAAAAAGTTTTCAAACGACTCAAGCCAACGAGTGCAAACGGTGATGCCGCGACCACCCCACCTCTCATACCCAGAGAAATTTGGATTGTAGCAACGCTGTTTCATATTGCGCCATGCAACATACTCGGGTGTCTGTTTATCTCTGATCGAACGTCCGTCTGCTCCCTTCACGCGACACAACCCATGAACAGTGTTTCCTACCTCATGGCGTGCATAACTGCAATACGTTCTTTCTCTGAGGCGGTATACATTCACGTCCCTTTCAGTGCCACAGTCGCAAAGGCAAAAGTAATAACGCGCACGATAGTTATGTTTCTCCCTGGCAGGGCCGAGCACTGTCCAGAGTCCAAATCTATCACCAGCTTTTGGGATCAGTTTTGGAACTGTGGGCATGAATTTGATTGTAGCATCACGGGGTGGTTCGTGTACCCCCGGTAGTCTGAACCCGGAATAAGAAAAGATGCCGGGACCAACACCACACATCATTCAGCCTGGGGACATCATCTATGGGTACAACCTAGGAGACGGAAACCAAGGCCCGTTTGAGCGCGGTGGCGCGATCTACGAAGTATTGTCCGTCTTCGACGCCGTTACCCAGGTAGCAATCCGTACCGGGGTTTTCAAATCCACTGACAGTGGAGTGACCTTCACCGAACAAGACATCCCAGGAGCACCAACAGGGGGAATCCAAGACTGGTTTAGTTCCTGCTTCTACCCGTCGTCTGGCGGCAATATCCTTTACATCCTCACGCAACAAGGGGTAGGTAAGTTTTCTAACCCACTGTCGATTTTCAGTTTCAACATGGCTACCGACACGTGGACTTCGATTGCCACGGGGGGGCCGAATGCGGGGGCCTCGGCACCAAACCAACTTCTAGCACGGACCTCAACGGGGACCTTTGTTGCATTCTACACGGATACGTCATCAGGCACCGGTAGCGTACTCGCGGTAACGTGTTCCTCAGCGGGAGTCTGGGGCACCCCTCACCTACTCCAGGCGGGCAGTCTATCCGCTTCAAACTTCGTCAACCTCATGGGGATTGACAATGCCGACACGGTGGTGATGACGTGGGACTCACAGGTGGATGCCCAGTACTACGTGGCTACCTGGACCTCGGGTGGTGGGTTCTCGGCAAAATCCGTCGCGTTCCCCTACTCCACCCCTTGGAACGACAATCGCTACGATCTCGGCCAAGGGTGGAACGCGCAGGGGAAATTTGTAGCGGCGGAAAACAAGATTGGTTGGTGCCTCCCCTTCTTCCCTACCCCCTCCACCATCCAACCAACCATGCTTACGGCAGATATGAGTGTGTCGCCGCCAGTGTTTGCAACGGTGGTGGTGGCCTCGGATATCAATGCGGACGAGGACACTTTCTGGACGGACTTCTGCATTTCGCCAGACGGCCTCACTCTCACCTCCATGTGGACGTGGCAAGGGCCTGGGCCGGGGAATACTCCGAATCAAGTACTCCAGTCCACGTCCCCCGCGTTGGTAGGACCTTGGGCGGTGGAATCGGTCTACTGGGACAAGGCGGTGGACCCCCCCGTTACGCCACCGCCTCAAGCGGGTGGTCTTAACGGGGAGAACACCCCCAACTCTGTCTCTGTTCGCCAACTTAGTTTTGGCGTCAGAGCAATGATTGGACTTTTCCCAATTCAAGCGGGGACGGAGATATATCAAGGGCAGTTTCATTTATCCATAGGAGTCGTGGCCCCCGTCATCGTCACGTGTCCCATCGGTTCCGCCACGTTGAACATCCTCTACACGGGGACGGTAGTAGCGACAGGTGGTACGCCCCCTTACACCTACGCCATCATTTCCGGTTCTCTCCCACCTGGCCTAACCCTCGATCCCGCCACCGGCATCATCACGGGGATTCCATTACTGTCCGGCACCTTCTCCTTCACGGTGCAAGCGACTGATTCACTCGGGGCAACGGCAACTGCAAATTGCTCTATCGTCATCCCGCCAGTACCGTCAACGGGGGGTAGAGGATTCATTCACGTCATCCTCAACCACTTTGATTCGTGCTTAGGCCGAGAATACCTCCTCTATAAGCTCATCAACCGGGAACTCCTCAAGTGTGGGGTGAAGCCGTTCTGTTTTTGTACTGACGAGCGGGACTGGGGCGGGAACTTTTCCGAGCACGAGGAAGTGCCGATGGGACCGCCCGAGGGAGCCATCGCCTTCAATCCTACCGGGGCGATCCCGTTACCCACGGTGGCCTCGGGTGACAACGTGATATTCCAGTTCCGTGTCCCCATAGGCTACGATGGCGTGATCCTGGGCCAGTACCACGGGTACATTACCGATCCCACCGCGTTCCCCGTGCCAATCTTTGTCGAGGGCTCTGGGGACATTGTTTGGCGGCTGGAATCTGCGGGCCGCTTCATGCGGGACTGTGGGTTGATGGAGGTGAGCATCGGCACGCTACAGAACATGTCACCCATTGCCGGGGGGCTTCAAGTCAGGTCCGGTGATCTGATCCGGTACATCGTCGCGGCACCGAACGTCACGGGGGCACTGACGGCGGGGGTGGGGAACGTAGTCGCGGGACTGCACGGGTACTTCTGGCCGAGGCACTAAAAAATATGGACGTAAGAAAGGGCCAAAGCGGTGGTTTTCGACACAACCATAAGCCTGGGGAACATTATCACAGGAGTAGGAACAGTCGGCGGGGTCTTATTCGCTTACCACCGTTGGGACAAGCGTGTGGAGATCCGGCATATCCAGAACCTGAATGAGTTTGAGAGCCTGAGCGGCAAGATAGATCGTGTTGAGTTGAAGGTGGACGAGACGAGGAAAGATGTGAATGGGTCCCGTCAAAAGCTCGTGGACCTAAGTAGGCAAGTGGAAGTACATCTGGTACAGGATGAGCTAGTTCAGAAAGACATTGCACGAAGGTTGGATAAGCTCGACGATGAGCACAATGGACGCAACGAACATGGAAGGAAATAAGATGCGACCGAAAAAGTACGCTTCGCTTTTTGTTCTACTGATGGCATTGGCCCTTTTCACAGGGAAAGATGCGCGTGCCCAGAACAATCCACCGCCCCCGGACTGTGTGATATTGATAAACAATCGCACCACGGCGGGGTCTACATCCACTTTTGCCAATTACTTCACCGCCTGTCAAACGTGGACGTTTCAATATACCTCCGTGGGGTTCAGCGGACTCACCATCACGGTGCAGTCCGCCCCCGCCTCTACCCCTACCACTCCCGGTTCCTGGGTCACGTACGCCGGTACCGTCGCTACGGGGGCGAACCCTAACACCTCTACTACCGGGGCCGTGACGACGTTTAAGAACGGCACCGTAGACATCCCCTTCATCCGGGTCACTCTGTCTGGGTTGACGGGAACGGGGACGGTATTTGGTGTCCTATATGGATACAAAACTGGGTACGCCGGAAGCGGTGGTGGTGGGTCAGGGAGTAATTGTCCTCAAGGTGTTGCTGGAGACATACAGTTGTTTGTTGGTGCTGGTATCTGTGGGCCTGCTAATCTCAACCAAGGGTCTGACGGGTCCATCAACGCCTCTAAAGCCTTGACTTGGGCACCACCCAGTACCACTACCTACGTATCAGGGGGCACCACTACTATTGACTGGAGTTTATCCAACGTCACGGTAATAACGATGGCGTCCGGGAACACAACTTTAGGTGTACCTAGCAATCCTCACGGATCTGGGCCTTACCGAATCATTTGGATACAGGACACATCCTGTCGTACGGTAGCGTACAATGCAATCTTCAAGGGAGGAGTAGCTCCCGATTGCACATCTGGAGCGACTACTCTACAGGATTTTACATGGGACGGTGCCTCTTACCAGAGTGCCGTGGCTTCCGTCCCAAGTTCACTGTGGCACGGTACGGAATACCCACCAGTAGCCTTTAGCAACTTCCCATCCTGTTCATCCTCTTACGACGGCACGATCGGCACTGTAACGGACTCAACTACAACTGAGCAGGGGGCCGTGGTAGCGGGGAGCGGGACAAATCATGTATCAATCTACTGTAATGGGACCAATTGGATTGTGTTGTCGGGGAGTGCTGTCACAGTCATTACCACTGGGACGAGTGCAGTCCTTTCAACGGCGTTTACAGTCAATCAAGAAGCAACGGCGGGGGCAGGAGTAACGTACACTTTGCCAACGGCGGCATCAGGGCTCCAACGCTGTATCGACAATGGGTGGAATGGGTCGGCGGCGGACACTGGCGTGCTCACGTTCTCCACCTCGGCGAGCGGTCAGTTTATGGTGTTCACCGATGGCACGCTGACGGCGACGGGCGGCAACGTGACCTCAGGTGGCGCGGCCCGCGATGGAGCTTGCGTTTATGGAATCGACTCGACGCACTGGATGTTCCTACCGCACTCGGGGACATGGACGAAGCACTGAGCATGACAAATTATCTCCTAGCATTTATTCTTCTTTTGGCTCCACTCTGCAACCTGCGAGCGCAGATCCTTCTTCCGATCCTGGCAGGCAAGGCTAGCTCCGGGGGAACCACTCCAACTTTTATTACGGGCGATTGCGTGATTCTGGGTGCTAACGGCGGCACTACTCCAACCTTCAACGCCACCGGAGGGAACTTCATAGCGGGCTACGCCATAGGATACGATTTCGGCGTTCCTGTAGTCACAGACGATCAAGGAAACAGCATTACTACGCTCACTCGTTATGCTTTCACGGGTGATGCCTCTATTCAGGTGTTCTATGAGCAGAACCCCGCGTCCATGTCCACGGGGCACTCTCTCTCCGTTTCTGTCGCAGCCAGCTTCTCTGATGTTTGCTACTTCGTATTCAGTGGGATGAAGACAAGCGGAGTATTTGACGCCGGTTCGGATAAGGGCGCAACGGGAGCTAGTACCTGCCAGGGGGGAAGCGAGACGCCCAGCAATTCAAATAGCGTCACATTGACGGGGACAGCTTCGGCGGCGAATGCAACTTTCACCGTAGACCTTGGATTCACCGCCAATGAACTAACCAATATGCCTGGATCGGGATCAAACTTTGGTGGCCGAGCTAGTTATCTAGTAAGCTCTGGTACGGTGAATCCAACGTGGACTGCTAGTGCCGGAGTCTGCGTTGCCGCAAATGCAGTCTTCTTGGGGCAATAAAATGAACAGGATTATTTTCTTCTTAACGGTGATTAACTGCTGGGCAGTTGCACCTACGATCACCCCCGGAACGACTACTTGCCATCCAGACCCAGGAGGCCCGATCCCCTGCGTAGCCGCAAATACCACAATGACGTTAACGGCAAATCAGGCTGTTACCTGGACCCTGGCGGCTGGAAGCAAGGGTTCCATAAACTCTTCCACTGGTCTCTATACGGCCCCTTCATCAGTGACAGCCAAAAATAACTTCCTAGGCGTGCAGGCGCTCCCAAACGATCACGTGATAAACACCCGCATCGATGCGCTACCTACCGATGCTGGGCTGACCACATATCTGCAAACTCAAGTAGGGTCTCAAGCGCTGCACTTGGAAATCAGTTTTCCTCAGAACTTGTATACAAATTTGACGCCTACGATCCCGATGCTCTTTAACTACACCTCGGGACAGAACGCCAATTTCCCGTGGCTCGGGATAGCGGATATCGGAGTTGAGGCTGGTTTTTTCGGAAGTCCGGCTAATGACCATCATGTGTTGGGGGTCAATCGGCAGGACGGAACTTTCTACGAAGTGTATGCCCCCTACAAAATTGGGGATAATGTCGGCGAGTGCATAACCTGTAACGCCCAGAGCGGATACAAGTATCACGACAACTACATTCAGCCTACAACCGGAACTGCCGATGCCTCTGGGATGCCCATGATCCCCCTAGCGTTACGCTACTCGGAAATACAGAACTGTATTGACAACGGGGTACCGATCAAGCATGGATTTCGGTTCACGCTAGATAATAGCCTAAATGCAAACTACTTCGTCTGGCCCGCCACGGCGATTCCCAACCCTTTCGCTGGGATGATCCCGTATGGAACCAGGGTGCGCCTGAAATCTTCATTTAACATTTCTGGGTATAGTACTGCCGTACAATGCTTCCTGACCGCTGTAAAGGACTATGGCCTCTTCATGGACGACGGCGGGAACCGCATGGCTGTTCAAACCATGACGGATGCCGTTGGGACATATACTCTTTTCTACGCTCTTGAACAGGAGATGCTTGGTGGAGGAGGAGTTCCGGCAACCCAATTTGAGGTTGTAGACGAATCTTCTTTAGAAGACATGACTGTGACCTCTCCCGGCTATCAAACAGGTCGCGTCGATCCCGCTAATGGTTCAGTGACGCCGGATGATTTTGTCACTGTGATTGCAACGAACGGTTCATCCGAATCTTCCACGATGCCTGTAATCCTACAGCCCGTAATGGTCGGAACTGCGCAATCGATTGGATATTCTTTTATGTGTGGGGCTCCCGCGTATCAACTCCCGGTGTGGGTAAACGGCTCAGGGACTACAACATTTACGGCTACCATGAGTCCATCGATCGGCACATTGACCAGCGGCGGACTTTATACGCCTCCCGCAACTTGTGCAAGTCGGCAGACTACTATAGTCACCATCACGCCAACAGCGGATAGTAGCCAAGCGATTTACTTCAACGTATTTAGCTACCCGAACACGGGAATTTACATCCACCTTAACGGGTCAAGCCTTGCGCCGGATGGTAATTATGGCCCAGACGCGAATGGGAACATCTGGTATACGGGGAACGGAGCGATCTGGAGACTTGCGGGGAATACGGTATGCTACAGCCCGTTCGGGTGGCCCCCACTGACTGATGTCGGGTTGTATCAGACTTGCTGGTTCGGTGATGATCTCAGATTTAAATATATCGTTCCAAACGGAACCTACAATGTGACATACAATTTCGCTTTTGGGGGAGCCTATTCTACAGGGGTCATTACCTTTGGTATGGATGTGAATGGAGTGATTTACAATGGTCCTGGGACGGTTCCAGGGGGGAGTGCGGTAGGGGGAGCATGGGATCTTTTGGGCTATTCTCCGTTGCAAATTGATCTATGTACGCTGTTGCCTACCTGCCTGGAGTTCACTCCCGTGTCTATCACCATCCCCGTTACGGTCACAGACAACACCCTATATGCCGCACTTCGCACGGCTAACACTGGCGTTCCGGTTATGAGCAATTTATCAGTGATACCAACATCTAGAGGCGGATCGGTCATTGTCACAGTAGGAGGGAACGTGTCCCGCCAATGATTAAGAAACTGAACCTCGGTTGTGCGGATATCCTCCTCCCTGGATTTACTAACGTGGACGTAGGGCCTCCCGCCGACGCGATTGTGGACCTGTCCCTCCCTTGGCCCTGGGAAACGTCGTCGGTAACGGAAGTAATTGCCCACGACATCATCGAGCACATTGCCGACCGCATCCACTTCATGAATGAGCTTCACCGGGTGATGGGGGCGGGGGCGAGGGTAGAGATTATCACCCCCAACGCGAGCCGAGGTGCCGGGTACTGGCAGGACCCTACGCATAAGTCGGGGTGGTGCCTCAATAGTTTCCAGTACTACGAGGCGGGGAGCTTTGCGGTGAATCGGCTCGCGGGCCTGTACGGAATTACCGCGAGGTTCAAGATCCTGGAGATTGGGGAAACGGCCTACCAGGACGCGTACGAGGAAGTGTGGAAAATAAGAGTTGTGCTTGAGTGCATCAAGTGATAGACTGTCCCCGAGCACGTAGAACGGGTAAAGCTCAATAGTCTTTCACAGGGAAAAGGGTAGGTACACGTGTGGGATTTTCCGTCGTTATACTGAGCAAGAACATCAACAACCTAAGAACCTGTGTAGGTGCCGTCAGGTCCAATGAGCCCGACGCCAAGATCATTGTTGTGGACGATGGGTTGGAAGGTGTGTATGCTGAGTACCCTACGTCCGGGTTGATTCGATACGTGGCTGGGGAGAAGCCTTTCATCTTTGCCCGCAACGCCAACATTGGGATTCGAGCGGCGGGGGACGATGACGTGATTCTGTTGAATGACGATGCCATTCTCAAGACACCGGACGGGTTCACGAAGATGGAAGCCGTGAGTAAGGCCAACCCTGAGTATGGGGTGATCGCGGCAGTAACGGACGCGGCAGGGAATCCGAACCAAACGGTAAGGCCATACGGGGATAGGAAGGGGTTGAGGGATGAGCCCCGGATGGTTTGTTTCCTCTGTGTGTACATCCCTCGCCATACATTCAATCTCCCCCTCAAAACAGAACCTTACCCTGGACTCCTCGATGAACGGTATGTAGATTACGCTGTCGAGGACGATGACTTTTGTGCAGCGGTGCGAGAGGCAGGGTTGAAGATTGGGGTGTACGACCTCTGCTACGTGGACCACTCCACACTTCGCTCCTCTTTTCGTTCAGGCCAACCCGCCGACTTCAAACCCAACCTGAAACTCTTCATCGAGAAATGGGGAGTGGATAATCATGGGAAGAAGAGGGAAGAGAGCGAGTGGGCGGCATTGTTCCCGGAGGTGACGGTATGAAAGTGGTAGTGATCGGGGCCGGGGGTATCATCGGTCAACATTTGCACGTGTCGGTGCCAGTGGGAGTGGACGCCACATTCACACGGAGGACTGAGAGCCATTTGTACCGGGGATTTGACGCATTCCGTGTGAATGAACCTGACGACTTATTGAATGAGTTGATGCCAGACGTGGTTGTAAACTTGGCCGGTGAGAGTAGGCCGGATGTAGTAGAGCAGAGTCCATCAGTGAGATATTGGGAAGTGAACTGTGACCTTGTTGATGCTCTGGTGACATGGTGTGATACCCACAACAAACACCTGATCCATGCAAGTAGTCAAGCGGCACTGGACCCCGTGAATGCTTATGGTGAGCAAAAACGTAAAGCGGATGACTACTTAGCGTTTGGTGGGTACAGTAACTACACCATCGTCCGCCCCACCTTCGTCCTTGGTATTCGCCCCTTCCCCGGCATAGGGCGAGAGAATCCCGCTGAAAGAATGTTGGCAGGCCAAGAGCACCAATCGGTAGACGACAGATACTTTGCCGTCGCATTTGCGTGGGACGTGGCGGAGATGATTTGGAAGCTGTGTCAAGCCCCTCCTACGCGGTCCATCCACTACGTAGGTGGCCCCACGCGAGTATCCCGGTACGAATTGGCGGTGCTCTTGGCAAGCAACCAGGACGTGGTTCCGGTGAAGCACGAGGATCTACCGGGATTAGCGCCTCGGCCTCTGGACACGACGGGACCGTACGAGGTGGGATCGTACCACACGGTATCTCTGGCTAACGGTCTGATCCGTCTTCGTCAAGAGTGGGAATCAAGACAGGCCGATGACGTGCATTACAAGTCGAAAGAGATTGCCGCGTTCCTCCACCTGCCACACGAGACGTGTTTGCAAAAGCTGGAGAGTGGGTTTGGCACTTTGCACGGGGAGGTGGCAGAGGATTTTAGGCGGGCCAATCCTACGACTGACGAAGAGTTGACGGCGTGGTACCGAGAGACGGAGGCGTACATCTGGGAGTTGACGGCGTACCACGTGCATCCTGGATTCAACTACGTGGGGATGTGCAAGGGGATCGTGGACAGGTTGAAGGCGGACGGGAAGAAAACGGTACTATGCCTCGGGGACGGGACCGGGGACTTATCCCTTGCCGTGGCGCAGGCCGGGATGTCGCCGTGCTACAACGACCTCTACTGGAGCCGGATTGCCAACTTTGCCGAGTCCAGTTTCCAGATGCGTGGGCACGTGATTCAGTTGCTAGAGACGGGCACCTTCACTCCCATCAGCTATCCCGGAGATAGGCTTGACTTTGACATCCCACTAGGGGCATTCGATGCTATCGTGTCGGCGGACTTCCTGGAGCACGTTCCTAATGTCGAGGAGTGGGTACGGGCCATCTACGGAAACTTGGTGCCGGGGGGATTGTTTTTCGCACAAAACGCCTTCAATTGTGGTAGTGGCCCACAGGGGAGTATTCCCATGCACCTGACCGTGAACGATCATTTTGAAAAGGACTGGGACCCATTGCTCAACTCCATCGGGTTCGTACAGGAGTCGAGCAATTGGTATAGGAAACCGTTATGAAAATTGAGACGAAAGGGAGTGACGGTAAGATAAACGGATATCTCGTCCCGATTTGGAACGTGCTGGACGGCCCACCAGTTGACCAAGTGTACTTGACGGTGATTTCACCTTTCACAGTGAAAGGCCCACACCTCCACATGAAACGTCGGGGGTTGTTTAAGGTGATCCTAGGCACAGTCCACCTCGTGATACGGACTAGCCAAGGGGTCTACATCAGTACCGTGGTGGATGAAGAGGACGACCCTATCCCCGTGAGTCCTGGAGTCCCCGCCGCACTGTACAACGAGGGGGATGGGTTTGCCTACGTCCTCAACATGCCGAGTCCCGCGTGGCGACCCGACGACCAGGACGAGCATGAAGTGAAGAATTGGGAATGGTCTTTTTCACAGGGAAAGGGAGGCACAAAATGATTGACTGGACCGGGCACCCGCCTTTTGGCCGGGAGAAGACGTTGAAGCGGACACTGGAATTGGTCAACGAAAGAAGAGTGGGCGGCAACCCCTTGATCGTTGAAATCGGCACTTCCGAATCCTACAACCCCAACGGACTTGGTAACGCGATGTTGGCGTACGCATGGTACGCGGGGAAGTACGGGGCGCGGATCAAGTCCATCGATGTCCGAGAAGGGGCGGTGAGGAATTGCAGGACGATCCTCGAAACCTACATCCCCGAGTACTCGGCACTCCCGGAGATTACCCTAGGCGATGCCTACGATTGGGTCCCTGGCCTGCACGAGCCCATCGCGTTGCTGTACGTGGATGCGGGATTCGAGTTGATCTGTGAGAACGATTATAAAGCGTTCGTGAAACGTCACCCGGAGATCCCGTCTTTTTACATTGAACTGCACAAACAGTTCGACCCGGCTTGCTTCGTACCGGGGAGTCTGATGCTGATTGACGATACCGACCCGGTAACGTACGACGGCAAGGGCATTTTCCTCATCCCATACCTGCTTCAGAACGGGTGGCGGCAACTGGACTCGGGAGGGGAGCCCGTGTTTCCCATGGCGTTACTGGAGAAGGTGTGACACCAATTGTAGTCTCTTCCGTTGGGTTCCTCATGGGTGACTCCTGGACTCACCTACCCGCCGTCGTGGGCCTATGCCGGGACCGTGACGTACATCTCGTCTCAGGGTCCTACTCGTTGCCTGTATGGGAGTGGGCGAAGAAGTATGTCAAGGGAGCGGATTACAAAATAGAGAGGGTGATTGAGGACCCGGACGTGGTGGAACACGAGTTCTGTCCGGGTAAAGGGTTCCTTGCAATATCACCGGCCCTAAAATTTGTGACGAGTGAGTACCCACAGGAACAAGTCATCCACGCAGGGGAGTGTGAGGGATTTGCGGAACCTTTGGAAGTCCACGGGATCGAGGTGGTGGACGGGGACTATACGGTGGTCCATCCTTACACAAGGCACGACTGGAAGAATTGCCGAATGGTGGTGAGGGAAGTGACGTACGCAAGGCCGGTAAAAGCGGTAGGGCTACCTGGAGAGTACGAGCCGGGGCCGGGGTGGGAGATGTTGCCCAACCAAGGATTCGAGGCGATGGTGAATGCTGTGTTGGGGTCGGCGGGGTTCGTTGGGGTGCTATCGAGTTTTACCAACGTCGCGGCACTCTTTGGCAAGAAACAAATCATCGTGAGCTTCACCCCGGATATGCCACAGGTCAATGAGAGGGCGGTGAAACTGGTGGAGCCGAGTGTTGAAGAGTTGCAACGGGCCGTGGTGGAGATGGGATTATGACACTTATACGTGCCTACGTGAATTGGCTATGGATGACTTGGAGGACCCCGGCTCTCTATCGAAATCCAATTCAATGGATAATGGCTTACAACACGGCGGCTATCGGTCGGTGGGCCTGGACAAAAACTCCGTACGTGCCTAAAGTTTTATGCGACGACTAGACATTGGCATCGCGTCCTTCCGTTCCCCCGAGAAGTTACGCCGGACCATCCAGTACGTGCAACAATTCAGCACCACCGACTGGCGACTCTTTGTTATTCATAACGACGACGGTTCACAGGAGAGTGTGGATGCTCAAGAGGTTCTTAAAACGGTTTGCAACTCTGACGGTAGGATTGTGCCTATTGTCCAAGCCAACTCTGGTTACGCAGGAGCCGTCAACAAACTGTTTCAATTGGCTACCACCGAATACATCGGATACCTCGATAACGATGCTTATGTCCAAAGTCCAGGATGGGACGAGTCTCTGTGTTCATTCCTGGACAGGTTTCACTCCCTCGGATTAGTATTCCCCGGCCACGGGCATTACCCCGTGAACAATGGACAATATACCGAGTGTCTTTGGTCCGCTGGATTCTGTTGGGTCACGAGTAGAATGGCACAGAGGACGGTGGGACCGTTCAACACGGAAATAGGCCACCATGAGGAAGTGAACTGGTGTCGGAGGCTACGTATCGCCGGGTACCAGATAGCGTGCGTGCCAGAAGTCGCTGTCACCCACGACGAGACATCCTCCCGGTCGCCTGAATCGTTGGAGAGGATCAATGCCGGGATCGTGCGGTGGATGAATGAAGAGTTGGCATACTTCTGTGGGAAGAACGTGAACTACCATTCCGAGAATGTGTTGAGGGTACTCGACTGGAACACGAATGCCCTCCACATGGAGAAGTATTTTAAGAGCAAGTTGCCGGGGCTGAACGCATCCCCCGAGACGGTGGTGATCGATGGCACCGAGTGGGATCTGATTAAGGTGCCACGGCCCAGGGGGTTTTATGGCAACAGAATTATCTAGGGTAAAAAAGAAACTTTCCCCCGGCCAAGTCTCCGCCATGAAACGGAAGGCTGGGAAGAAAGCGGCCAAGAATCCCGCCAACAATCCTGTCCGGCCACAGGACGTTAAACGGACTGGTGTTCGGATCTCCGATATCCTGGACGAAGAGTTTTTTATACGACATGGACTATGACACCTACCGTGTTCGGCATGTTGCGTGTGAAAAACGAAGGCCGGTGGATCGCACGGGTAATCCACTCGATATTGCCCCTGTGTTCCTGGGTGTTTGTTTTGGACGACGGATCAGCAGACAATACCGTAGAAATCTGCGAGGGCCTTCCCTGCACCACGGTATACAGGTCCGAGTTCGTCGGCCTCGATGAGTCCCGCGATAAAAATTGGCTCCTGCAAAAACTCTTCGGCAAGGTCCCCAACGGAGATCAACACTACCTGAGTGGCAACGAAGCCTCCCCCTACTGGTGCCTTGCGATAGACGGTGACGAGGAGTTGGCGGCGGGTGACTGGGAGATACTTGCCGACGCCGTGAAAGGCCCACAGCACGTGCATAGCCCGAGAATCCTATACCTATGGGATTCCCCGGATCAGGTGAGGGTGGACGGGGTGTATGGGGAGTTTCGGCGTCCGTCCCTGTTTCGCCTGATGAACCGCGCCTTTACCTACATGTCCACCCCCTGGGGGAACGGGGCTAACTTTCACTGCTCAAACATTCCACAGGAGCTTTTGCACCACTCGTGCCCGAGCCCAGCCCGACTCCTGCATTACGGGTACATGGACAAGGAGGATCGGTTGCGGAAATATAAATGGTACAACCAGATTGACCCGGAGAATATGACGGAGGATGGGTACCGGCATATTGTTCAAGGGGACGTGGTGTGGGTGCCGAGGGAAGCGAAGTTGAAGTGGGCGGGGCCGTTGAGAGTGGAGAAAGTAGGATGATTGAACCGGACATGCCCACGTTGATTTCCGACCAGTGCATTCATTGTGGGCACACGATAGCGTGCCACGACATTTATAGAGACCAACCTTGGCCCTGCATCATATCGGGATGTGAGTGTGTTGAGTTCACTCCACTAGATCGGAGAGAAAAGTAGTGCCCGTCTACGGAATGCTCCGTGTATTCAACGAAGAAAAATACCTCCACCAGTGCCTCCAATCCATCCTCCCGGTCTGTGACAAAATCTTCGTCCTTGACGACCATTCCACCGACTCGACCCCCGACATCATCCACGCCTATGACAAGTGCCGGTATTTCCTTTCCCCGTTCACTGGCTTGGACGAGGCGCGTGACAAGACGTGGTTACTGAGGGCCATCACCAGCACCATCCCCCTCGATTGGATCGGGCCAGGGTCACAGTATTGGGTATTCTCAATTGACGGGGATGAGGTGTTAGTGGAGGAGGATCGCCCTAAGCTCTACCTCTCGTCCCTCGGCCACGTGATGAATCATTGGACGGTACAGATCCTTTACCTGTGGGACTCGGTGAACGCGGTACGAACGGATGGGCACTATGCGAAATGTTACAGGCCGTCGATATTCCGTTTGATCCGGCCCGACATGGAGTTTAGGAATCATTCCGGCCCTCTGCACCCTACCAGTGTCCCCGTCTCCCATATCTCCTGTGAGCCACGATTGCACGAGCCGGAACCGATCCGACTCCTACACTATGGGTACCTGGACAAGGCCGAGCGGGAACGGAAGTATGAGTGGTACGTGGGGCACGATCCATCACAGGAGCCGTTCTACCGAAGAGAGTGTTTTGGCCCCGCCACGTTGTCCCCCCTCACCACCGTATTGAGGTAGAATAACCTCGTGAGCATGACGTTAAGTCAAGAGAACGCCGCCATAGTAGCTAGGGCTACCGACAAAGGTTCGATAATAGTCCTAGAAAATGACGGAGGATTTCAAGCGTTCATGTCCGCTGACGAAGCGATTAGCCTATACGTGTCTTTGGGAAATGCAATCCGTGAACTGAAGCCCCACATGTGTTATGACGATTACCCACTTGGAGATGGCAAGGGGATTACACGGCTTGAAGAGTTCCAACGGACGGTACTACTAAGGTAACCGATGCGGCTCTTTGGGCTAGGAATCCCCGGAGCACTCGACACGATAGCTGGGACGATCCAACAAGTGGAAGGGTACTACCCAGGGTCACTGGCTTACGTCAACAACAACCCTGGAAACCTCGTGTACACGAGCTATTACGCGTCGGCATTCGGTGCCATCCCAGGTGCCGGGGGATTCGCCAAGTTCCCGGACTACGCTACTGGTTACGCCGCCCTCCAACACCAGATCCAGGTGGATGCGGCACGGGGAGATAGTATTTCGGACCTAACGTACTCATGGTTGGGCAGTGGGCAGGGAGGGAATGCCCCGGCCTACGCCGCGTCGATTGCCAATGCCCTTGGGGTGGACCCGAGCACGAGTGTCCAGTCCCTCATCACGGACTCAGGTAGTAGCCCCCTCCCTATCGATTCCTCCGTGTCCCCGCCCTCCGACATTTCTTCCAACCCAGGTGCTATGATGGCGTTGGGTGTCGCAACTCTGGTAGGTATCCTGATTCTTTCCCGGTGAAAAGGAAAACATGAAAACTCTTTTGGTACTCGTAATCACCCTCGGGCTAGTAGGATGTGGCACCCCTACCGCCACCACCCCTTCCCCCGTCACCAACTCCCCACAGACTCAGGCCCACAACATCAACAAGACGTTGGCCGATTCCATCAACGCATTGGTGAAAACATCCATTGCAATGAGGGACCAGGGAAAACTGTCGGCGGGGAATACGAAACAGATTGAGGATTGGTCCGTGTCGGCAACCCTCGTCAGTGACAAGGTGGAGATGGAGATTGCCTCCTCCGACTCGTGGCCTGTACAGAAACAAAAGATTATCGTGCTCCTCACGGGATTTCAGATCCCCAACCCCAACCCAACGGAGGCGACGGTACAGGCGGCACTCACAGCAGTAAAAACAGTATTAACTCAGCTCCAGGCACAGGTGCAATGAAATGGCCGCTATCCTTGCAAATCCCGCAGTAATCTCCCTCCTGATCCAGGAGGCCCCAGTGCTAGTAGAGGACATCATGGCGTTGTTTAAGAAACACCCCGCCCTCACACCGGACACGTTGGCGACTGTGGCTCAGGTCGTGTACGCCACCAATGCCGACACCCGTACCACCGTGGCGGCGGACGAAGCGGCGCATCCGGTTGTTGCCCTTGGGCCGGTGTCGGTACCACCACTAAATCCAGCACCGTGAAACACTGTATAGCCCTGATCGTATTCTCGGCCCTGTCACTCGCCCAAGGCACTACCGCCATTCACATCAACGTGGGCGGGCCTGCCACGGGGACCTATGTAGCGGACACCGTGTGCGGTGGCACCACTTACTCCGTGGCGGGGCAGACGGGAATATACTCGACCGAGAAGTATGGCAAAACATTCTCCTGTGATGTCCCAGCGTCAAACGGGACCATATGAGCCTTGTACTCTACCCCGACGCGAAATGGGAGCCACTGGTGGATCACTCGGCCCCCGGCCTTCTCTCCAATCGAAACCTCATCATCCTCCACATCACGGAGGGGTCCAGTGCAGCGTCCGCCATCGCCACGTTCAGGGCCAGTGTCCACCCTCACCGTGTCTCGGCCCACTTTGTAATCGACAGAGATGGCACGGTGTACCAGTTGGTGGACTTGAACGATACCACGTGGCACGCGTCCCAGGTCAACAGTAGGTCTGTAGGGATCGAGCACGCGGCGACGGCGGAGGGATTGGCGGCAACGGAGGAACAGTACGTGGCGTCGAGTAAGTTGGTTGCGTGGCTCTGTGGGGTGCTCAAGATCCCGTGTGATCGTACCCACGTTAAGTCCCACAATGAAGCGAGCCCGACAGACGGCCACGTGCTCTGTTGTACGGGTGGGCTGGACCCGGACAAAGTGGTGACCCTCGCTCAGGCTCAGATTTCACTTCCACCCCTACCAATTGTGAGCTAAACTTTACCCAGGAGAGGGGTGAGATGCCATCGACAGCATTGACGATATCACTGGCGTTTGGACTGAATTTCTTTTTGCTCCTGGTGGTCCTCGCCCTCTTCAATCACCTAGGAAAGGAGATAAGGATGTTCAAAGATGACGTAACGACGGCACTCGCCACCCAGACGACGGCGATTGATGCGTTGAAGACGCGAGTACCGGCACCACCCGACCCAGCGACTATCGTTCCCGTGGCGGATCAGACGGCGATACTGAGCGGGATTGCGACGAATACCGCCGCGATCAACGCGATTGACCCGGCTGCACCAGCACCCACGCCGACGCCTGCCCCGGCTCCGTAGCAAGATTCCGAGTTGTATCCTCCGAGTAGTAAACCTGAATCGGGCCGGGTCCTCCGTGATCCGGCCCGTTTTTTATTCCCCTCACGTTCTCCCCACAAACGGGGGCATTGACCCACACAAAAAGGCTTGAGAGGATTGAGGCATGGCACTACGTAGAAAACGGAACTCACCACGACGATGGAAAGGATCACAGATGGCACAGGACCGTGAGGATGCCCGTGATCTCTCCAGAATCCGAAAGATTCTCCAATCCTCTCGCGATGGAAAGCTAATCGCGGAGTCCCGTGTGCTACGAGAGTTAGGCCGGTCGTGAGACTCAAATACACGGCCAAGGTGAAGGGGCAATTGAAAAGGCTCCCCGCTCACGTCCAGGATAAGGTCCTGTCTGTGATCGAGGACATCAAACGGGAGCCACTATTTGCCGGTGACAGGCTGAGAGGATCAAGGTCAGTGTATCGTGCCAAAGTGCCAGACTACCGGATCTTCTACAAGTGGGCGGGAGGGACGTTGATTGTGATTACTGAGATCACGTTGAGGACGGGGCACACGTACCATCGCATGAATCCGTCGCCTCACATTATGAACTGAGTTTGACTTTCCCCGGCCTGGGTAGCAGGCCCTTCGCGGAAACGGTGTCACGACCACCCCTACGCGGGGCCGGGGACCTGCGGAACACTCATCAGCGACGTTTACCCGTTAGCGGGGTGGTCGAGCGGGGTGGGTGTTCTGGAGGTGGAGTGTTGAAAGTAAAGATGGAGTTTTCTGCCGAGAGCAAGTTGGCCGACATCCGCGCCTGCCTCGACAGCTATGGACTATCAGTGACGAAGAACGGCCTCCTGTACCTCCAGTGCCCACTACACTTCTTAGAACTGGGGCCACACCCCAAAACTTGGGACTTCAACAAGATTGACGAATCCCTCAACCTTCGTATGATCCGGTACGAGCCGCCGACTGATGATGATTTCCTAGAAGGCATCCGTGAACGCAACCACCGTTGGCCCTTCTACGTCCACCAGCCCATGTCCGTCTTCTTCTGTCTTGGTGACAACTGGTGGCAGTACTCTTTCACCCCAGACAAGACCTACGTGGAACGCCACATAGACCCTTAATCCCAACTTCCCCTAATTGCCAAAGGGGGAAATTGGCACTATCCTAGTCCACGTGAAGGTAGTTTTGTACGCCCGCGTTTCCACCAACGATCAGAACTGTGAAATCCAGTTGAAAGAACTGCGGGACTACTGTTCCCGTCGAGGTTGGACCCTCACGCACGAGTATGTGGACTCCGGTGTGTCCGGTGCCAAAGCCTCCCGCCCCGCCCTCGACCGCCTCATGACTTCCGCCCAGCAACGGGATTTCGACACAGTGGTTGTGTGGAAACTGGATCGCTTCTCCCGTTCCGTCCTCCACCTCCACCAACAAATGGACTCCCTCAAGCGGTATGGTGTCCGGTTCCTTGCTGTGAGTCAAGGCATTGACACGGATGCCTCCAACCCTGTTTCCACCCTCATCCTCCAAGTCCTCGCCGCCGTCGCGGAGTTTGAACGCGAAATCATTCGGGAACGAACCATTGCAGGCGTCCGTGCCGCCAAAGCCAAAGGGAAGACCCTGGGACGGCCTAGGATCGTGTTCAAACGGGACGAAGTGTTACGCCTGAGGGATTCTGAGGGTTTAAGTTGGCGGGCCATAGGCACCCGTCTAAACGTCACGGCGTCCACTGCCCTGAACGTCTACCGGGAACTCTCCCCCTCTCCCTCCTCCGTTCAAAAACCCTCCCCCCATTCCCGCCCCCATTCCACCCGCAAACGCGCCTCTTAGCAATTCCCTCTTGACTGTTCAATAACCTTTGGATTATTGTACAGTCTGACGTGGTTCGGTGGGGTAAGGCTAGGTCAGCCGAGTTGCGGTATGGCAAGGCATGGTATGGCGTGGTGCTGGTTAGCTGGGGTTCGGTAGGTGAGGTCAGGTAAGTTTGGGTTCGCCCAGGCTTGGCTGTGTGCGGTAAGGTCAAATTCAATTCAGGAGAACGGGTAAAAATGAAAAGTGCAGTAGCAACAGCGAAGAAAGTTACCATGATCGGTGACGTGTCGAACGACGCGGAACGGATCATTGACATCAACAAGCCCTACTCAGTGTCAGTCCGAGTCCACGGGGCGGCTCCCTATCTCTTCCACCGTTGGTCGGTGGACGGGGTGGAGGCGAAGTCGAAAGCGGCCAAAGGGAGCAAAGCGAAAAAAGAGGACGACTTGGAGTCCTACGTGTACCGGAACGAAAAGGGAATCCTGTGTGTACCAGCGGAACAGTTCCGTATGTCCATCGTCCTTGCAGCCAAATTCAAACAGGACCCAAGGTCACCTCGGAAATCCGCGATGGACCTGTTCAAGGCGGCGATCTTCCCAACGGAGGAGTATTGCTCAACCGGGAAGAAGGATTGGGACTACATCGACCGTCGCCGCGTGATGATTCAACGCAACGGGATCACACGGCACCGGCCCGCACTGTTGGCTGGGTGGGAGGTCGATGCGACTTTTGAAGTCGTGTTGCCCGAGTACGTCAGTCCAGAACTTCTCCACGAGGTGTTCAGTCTCGCGGGCCGGATCTGTGGTGTGGGAGATTTCCGGCCCACGTTCGGGCGGTACCAGTTGACAAAGTTTGAGACTACACAAGATTAGTGGTGCGGTGTGGACGAGTGTGTTGGGGCTGGGTCCGGTGTAGTCAGGCTGGGTTAGGCTAGGTACGATCAGGTGAGGTAAGGTATATTTTTATAAAATGGAGCTAGAATAATCCCATGTCGTGGACCAAACCAAAACCCAAACCAAAACCCGAGCCCCGCGACCGTTCCCAGATTGACACACGGGCACGGGCCAAGGAGATATCCGAATTGTGGCTGGACATCTATACGACGGCCCTGAGCACGTTCCTCGAAGGCCGGGAGCCATCGACCCAGGAAGGTATCCATCAGTGCGTGTACGACGCGAGACTGGCGGCGGACAAGGCGGTGGATGAGTTCGAGGAGAGGTGGAGAGGGGTGCAACCGTGAACACGGGCACACTTACACTGTCTGACGTGGCGCGAATCTCCCCCCTCCCAGGTAGGGCGATAATCCACCTCGACAAGCCCCCCACGATGTCTGACCTCGGGCTCCTCCACCTCCCCGGCACAGCACAGAAAAAGAGTACGGGCGACATCCTGTGGCCCGGCACCGTGCTCAAGATCAGTCCTCGGAAGGAATCCCACCCGGACTATCAGCCGGAACAGGTCGAGGGTGGGGACCGCGTCCTCGTGGCGTTGATGATGGACGACGTGGAGAGGGAGGTCATCATCACCCTCAACACGAGGATTTGGGCGGGGCTCACGTGACCCGATCTCAGGTCGTCCAACGGAGAGAGTTTATCCTACTCCTTCGTGATCGTGGTTACACGTTGAAAGACATTGGCCTACGCTTAGGTGTCTGCACAGAACGAGTCAGACAAATAGAGGCTCATGCGGAGAGGGAAAGAAAACACAATCGGCGGATGCTGGAGTTTAACCTACTGATGGTTGAGTCACGTCTGATTAACTTTCGGTCCTTCGCTAATTCACCGACACGGACCCCTGGGCCTGTTTCGAGTAATACCGATAGAACGCGTCCAGGCTCACGGGCACTAGGCTAGGCCGAGGCCGCACGCATTTTGATTTTTGCTTCTTCGTAACGCCGATTGGAAGCTGCAACCTTATCCACTATTCTCTGGCGTCTTTCCTTCTCTTCCTCAATCAGGGACTCAGTGACTCGGATTTGATCTGTCAACTCTTTTACTCCATCCATGTGTTCTTCTATGTCGGACTTGTAGCATTCGATGGTGAATTGCAGGTGTTCTAACATGTCGTATCTTCTGTAGGTGTTCTCCAGCATCTTCACTCTCGGATGGTGTATTATGCAGGCGTTTGGTTTCTTGCCTAAGAATTTTATTGCGTCAGTCCCCACCATTTTGTGTAGTCCGTCCACGAGGTACCAGGAGTTGTTGCGTTTGTTTCTTGACTGCTCTTTAGTCGTCGCCCAACGCACATTTCCAGGTTCATAGTCGCCGTCATTATTTGGGTACCTATCTACTTGATGCTTAGGTGACGGGGCCGGTCCTATGTGAGCAAAAAACGCCGCAAAGGAAAGTCTCCACTCATCACACACGACGATACCTCGTCCGCCGTAATGCTTGTACGCGGGATCGGTTGTGTCAAAGCACCGCTTACGCATACCAATCCAGGTACGGTGTTCCTTGGGGTGTTCCTGCGGGAGTGTCAAGACTAATTCACTGGAGTTTGTTTGCTCTGCCGTGAGTAGTAGCGGTAGAACATATCAAGACTCACGTTGAGTTTCCGTGCGATCCGTGCCGCGACCTCTAAACTAGGGACCCGTGTACCCCGGAGAATGTGTCGTACATGACTTGCGTCTACCCCCACACTCTTGGAGATGGCGTAGCTGGTAGTCTTTTCCAGGTTGTCTTCGACCCGTGAAAGGCTCATGGCAAAAGTGTATCACAGGTGTGGTGAAAATAAATCTAAAAAGGGGCTTGACTTGGTGTGGCTTATACACCTATACTCGCTACTGTCCCTAAGTTGGGTTGCACCAAAATTGATCGTCTGAAAATCGAGCAGGAGTAGACCCGTATTGCTATGTCTGTTCTGAGTCAGTTTCTCTTTCTTGATCCCGCCAAGCACCCGTACATTGTCGTGTCGGGCAAAGGCAACCCAGTCGCCCGATTCTCCAACGTACGTTGTGCCGCGTTATCCATCACCCTCAAAAAGCAAAAGAATCCGGGAGTCGTAGTGACGCCGGACGGGGATACGTTGGATAAGGAGAAGTGCCATACCATCGTGGACACCCACAAGACCGTGGACAGGTTCGTGAGGAAAGAGCAGACGGCACTGGAGGTGATGTATGGGTCCCGCTGATCCGAGGCAGAGGCAGGCGTTGGAACAGGCCAAGGCACAATTGCCTGGGATCGAGGCGAGGGTAGCCACGACGACGGAATGTATTAAGGTGCTGGTGGAGGCGGGGAGAGAGTCTAAGGTCAACGCGGACTTAAGGGATGTTGTTGAGGACCCTCTCACCGTCGCCCTTTGCAAGGTCCAACTCGCCCAACTCCGAATGGCGGAAGCCGAGGGATTGGCCGCGATCCACAATCTTACGGAGTACATCAGGCGGGCCGAGAATCCTCTGTACGGGGCCACGTTGATTCCTCCGACGGGCAAGACACCGGGGGGGCACTAAGATATGTCTAAAGAGATTGGTGTACCCCTGTTGCAGTGGAAAGAGGTTGGTGGAAACTGGTTTGGAATTTCTGGGGATCGGGTGTTTGTGTCGATAGCCAGATACGATCCCAAGAACAAGGGTTGCCCGCAGTCTATGTACGCTGTTCAATTCCCGGATAAAGACTTTCTGAACATTGACGCTGCCAAAGAGTTTGCCCAAGCCCACAAGCGATGTGAGGACCATGGGGTATTCCAGTGCCCGTGCATCCCAATCTACGATGAGGCTAAGAAATCTGAGGGGAACATCTAATCACATGGCCCGTCGCAACGGCAGTAACCACCACTCGGACCCCGATAACGTCCCTTCCTCCTCTACTCGCTCCGTCCCCGACGACATAGACTACCGCGACGCGGACCCAGAGGTGATGGTACCCTGCCCCACCTGCGGCTCCATGCATGCCGAAGTCCCGATAGAAGAACTAGACACCTTCGTGATCGCGGGCAGAGACGACCGAGGTGCCCACATGACGGTGAATATCTCCATGCCCCCGTCGATGGTGAGGGCAGCACAGATTATCGTCCGGTCCCTCCGCTTCCCCTACATCGATGTTGCCGCCATGATACGCCACGCTGTGAAGCGGCACCTGTATTGGTGTACAGCGCAACGCAATTCCATCGAGAAACACATCCTCCCGTCGCTCGAATCCATCATGGAGGTGGCGCGGGACGACGACATGAGGACGCGGGTGGAGGAAGCCCTGGCCCGTACCGAGGCTCAGATTGACCGCCACATGCGATCTGGGGAGAGTGCCGAGGCGTTGAAGATGCTGGGGGCTATCAGATCGAAGCTGGATGGGGTGCAGGACTCCACCTGGACCCGCCGATTCAAGGGTGAGATCGAGCACAAGTACCGGGACTGCTTCAATGCGAGCGGGGCAGTAAAGAAGCCGAGCGAGTACGCGGCAACGGTAAAGAGGATTGGGAGTGGGAGCGAAGTGGTGCCAGACGATGAGCACCGGCCTAGGTTGAGGGAACAGTGATGAAAAAACTGGAACCAGTAGAAGAAGTGAAGTGTCCTTGGTGTGGGGCCACGCAATCCGACATGGGACGCAACGTAGCATGTGAGGAATGCGGGGAAGGTCCGATGCCGTCACCGAGTGCGGACAGGCAGGACACTAAAAAGAAGCGCAGTAGGTAGTAAGAAGTTTTCACAGGGAAAAGGAACGGGTAAAGTGGACGTAGCATTGTTCATTCTCGGTTGGTTGCTCCTTGGGCTTTTGGCTGCGGGGTTTACTTTCGCACACACCCAACATGAGTACCCCGATCAGAGCCATCGGCAGGCTCTATCCTTCGCCTTAATGTGGGGGCTAGTCGCCGGGCCTATTGCACTACTGATCGTTTTGGCATTTGAGGGTTTCGGAGAGTACGGGTGGAGACTCAAACCAACGGAAGAAGAGAAGGCTTTGTACCTAAAAACAGAGGCATGGCGCAGGAAATATAAGTTCAACGTATGACTTCCTCCCTCATCACTCCCGCTGACCTGGGCCTCCCACCCAAGTTCCAATCCTGGCGTCCCGGCCAATGGGAGTCGGTGGAGACGACGGTGACAACGGATCGCCGGTTCATTGCCCAGTGTGGGCCAACAGGATTTGGCAAAACAGGGTACGCAGTAGCCTCGGCAATCCTCACAGGAGGCCGTGCCATCTACAATACCGCCTCCAAGTCCCTCCAGGACCAACTTTCTAACGACGGCTTCCCCGGCCTGACCGACATGCGGGGCCGTCAAAACTTCTCTTGCGTCGAGCACGCGGGGTCCTGCAACGACGGCAGAATCCTCGGGTGCCGCAACTCTTCATGCGGGTACCAAGTATCTCGCCAAGCGTTCCTACAATCCAATCTCGCGTTGACGAATTATGCCTACTCGTTGTCCTCGGCAATCCACAGCGAAGGGGTAGGCCCCGCCTCCATCCTCATCTGTGACGAGGCCCACTCCCTCGTCCAGGAGGTGTGCTCCGCCATTGAAGTGAGACTGAACCACTACCACAACAATCACCTCTACAACATCTTCCAATCCTTCCCTCCGTACGGCAAACCTATCGCCCACTGGCGCACGTGGGCCAAATTTCTGCTACCCAAGGTTCAGTCTCATCTCAAGTCGGTGAAGGAGTCCAACAATCACAAGGGACTGGTCATGGTCGATGCCCTCGCCTTCTCTATCGAGAGGCTGGCGAACGTACCCGAGTCCTGGATACTGGACGAGAGCAACAAGGACGAGACGCTGATAAGTCCCCTGTGGCCGACCGACCACACGCACAAATATCTATTCCGTGACGTGCCGAAGATTCTGCTTGTGTCCGCTACCGTCGTCCCCAAGACTCTGCAACTCCTCGGGGTGAAAGAGGAGGAGTCCCTATTCTTATCCCAGGACCACACCTTCGATCCGTCCCGGTGCCCCGTCTATCTCTTCGGCCCATGCCGCGTTGACCACAAGATGGGGGAGGGTCAGTGGCAGGAAGTCATAGGCCGTATGGACATGCTGATTGACCAACGGCAGGATCGCAAGGGGTTGATCCACACGGTAAGTTACCAACGGCAGAAAGACATTCTCCGCGACTCTCGGAACCGTTCCATAATGATCGCCCCGAGGAACGCGGGAGAATTGAAGGGGGCAATTGAAGAGTTCCGTCTGTGCCGTGCTCCTGCCATCCTCATTTCCCCGGCCATCACAACAGGGTACGATTTCAGCTACACCGATGCAGAATTTCAGATCATAATAAAAGTCCCTTTCATCGACGCCCGCTCCCCCGTGATGAAGGCGAGACACGAGGCGGACCCGGAATACTTGAGCTACCTCACGGCGCAGACCCTCGTTCAGGAGACGGGCCGGATTATGCGAGCGGTCGATGACCGCGCTGAGACAGTTATACTCGATGCCCATGCCAATTGGTTTTTGAAGCGCAACCGTGATCTATTTCCGCCGTGGTTTCTGCGGCAGGTAAGGTATGCTAACGAGCTACCTGTGCCACCGCCCCCTCTTTCAGTAGCAGCATAACCCAAGAAAGGAGATCCCAATGGCTGAGGATGTAGAAGATCAACTCGTCACAGTAACAGAGGAAGAGACTGGGGAAGATATTGATTCTCTCCGTATCCCCGTGAAGGTTCAACGGGGCAACAAGGCCCTCACTGAGCATCAACGCATCGTTGACTTCATGGGGCTGACTGGTGCTCAACACGTCGGCCAGTACGAGCTAGAAAAGTATCTGTCCGACAACCACTACACAGTATACCCACTGACCGCTGTTGAGAAGTATATGAATGGCAAAGTTAGCCAGTTCCCCAAAGTCAAACGACGGAAACGCTACAGCACCACTACAATCACCGTCAAGTGGCGTTGGGTAGCCATGCGGAGTGGTCAGTGTGGATGGGACAACAAAACAGGCCGTCCCATTGTCTACCAGCAAACCATCCCCGTGGAAGTACTCATGACCGCTGAAAAGATTTTCCGTGATCTTGGGGACCGCGTGGAGTTTCAAGTCACAGAAGTCTACAAGCACAAATCCGTAGTCCATGCCGACCCATTCCTATGTGTCACGGCACCGGGGCTGCAAAGGTACGTTATTGAGCGCTGGGACGAACCAGCGTTTCGGCGTTAGTTCAACTCAGACCAAATCAAGAAAGGATCAAAGGACCTAATCAATGCACCCACAACAAAGTACCCCCACCCGCGTGTCAAACGAAGAGTTTGCCGTAGGTGCTCTTTACCCCGGAGGACGCGGCATCGTGAAATCGTGCCGGTATCAACTCCACGACTACAACGGTAAGCAGGCGAAGGATTCAAACTGCGGCATCTTCATCACGTTCCAGCCCACGGATGGGAGTAACGAAGGCAAACCCACGGAATTGTTCTGGAACGTCGGCCCCGCCGTCGAGTTCATCCCTGACATGGCATCACAAGGCGGGTTCTGTCTCGCTCTCCACGGACGTACCGGCATCTCCGACTCATCCAATTGCTCCAAGTACCTCATCAACAAACTCAAGTCCACCTGTGGCCTTCCCAAGGGCAAGCTGGACGAAGGGGCGGGGGTCCACGTGCTGGAGGGCAGCGAGATCATGTTTGCCCAACAGGACCAGGAGGATCGGGATTTCCAGGACCGGCAACCGGGGCAGGCTGCTTCAGGGCAGGGGCAACGGAAGAACAAGGTGTACGTTCCGACGTACGCCAAGTTTGCTTGGGAGACGGGGGCGAGGGCCGGTGCTCCGATGCCTCAAGCTCAGGCACAGGTACCCTCCAATGTTGTCTCCATGCCCGCCACCAACGGCACCGCCCCGTCCGGTATCTCCCCGGACCTCGCCAACATCCTCAAGTCCATTGGTACCGTGGACCTCTCCAGCAACCCGGCCAAGTCGGTACTCGACTACTGCGTTGCCAACAACATCAACAACCCGGCCCGTATGCCTATCGTGAAAGAAGCCACGGCACTGTTTAAGGACGCGGCCAATCTTGAGGTGATCGCGGCGGGCAATGGCTGGACGGTATCAGGTGGAATCCTGATGGCCGGGTAATACTCCTCCTTGACCTCGGTACGGGCCTTTTCCTTTTCATCGAGTGAGGGCACCGTACCGGCTCCGGGGGCGGGATGGTAGCAATATCACCATTTCCCACCCGTCCCCGGAATTTTTTCACAGGGAAAAGTTATTTATGGTCGTCCAACCTCACCCACAACCTCTATCCCTCCGTACCGGCCCCACCCGGTCCACCGGCACGCATCTCTCTGGCGTCCTCCTCTACATCACCCGCACCCTCGGCACCATCAAGGACTACGGGGACGACCTGAACGAGGTCCTAGACACTGCCAACGGCCCCGGCCCTCACAAGGGCACGAGCGTACGATTCGCCCTGGGATTCGCCTGGGAAGAATGGATGGCGGCGAGAATCCCCGGCCTAATCTGGCAACCGGGGGAGATGAGCCTAGATGGAGTCCACGGAACTCCTGATGGGCTGGATTGTGATTTGGTCCTGCACGAGTTCAAGACAACGTATAAGAGTTCTAAGCACCCCCTCGGCTCCAACCAACTTTGGATGTGGCAGGCGTGCGGGTACCTGAAGATGTTGCAGGCTCAGTACGGTCCGGGGCACTGCACAGTAATCTTCCACCCCGTGTATTTGCGCGGGGACTACCAAGGGATCGACCCGGTATACCGCCCCGAATCCGTCACCTTTGAGCAAGAGGAGATTGATTCCGTATGGGACATGGTGCTGAGGAATAAGGATCACGCCAACGTGAAAAGAGAGGAACACTCATGATACACGACAGTTTTTTCTGGGCCTTCATCTTCGTCGCCATCCTCCTAGGCTGGGTCTACACGAGCCACAGGATATCAATGGGGGCCATCGAGCACCTGTATCAAACCATCAACTCGTTGAGGCTGGAACGGGATGCCCAAGCCGGGACGATTCAATGGCAGAGGAAGGTCATCACTGAGTTGGAGCACAAGATAACCCTCAAGGGCATCAACGACGTAATTAAGGAAATCCAAGAACTATGAGCACCAACGGCATGACCACCACCCCCCAATTCGACCAATTCTTCACCTCCACCCAGTCCAAGCCCACCATCCCCCGCCTCGCGATCAACCTCGACGGCCTGGACAAATGTGGAAAGACCTACTACGCCCTCATGACGGCACCGGACCCTATCGCGGTAGTGTACAACGACCCCGGCACCGCCAACGTCATCAGCGAGGCCCGCGCCAAAGGCCGCGTAATCTACGACCTCGCGATGGACTGGAACGCGCCGGACCCGAAGGTAATCGCCGCCGCCGACGTGGATAAGGTACAGCATCAATCCTGGTGGGACGCGTGGCAGAGGACGAAAGACGCACACTATGCTGTGCTTGCCAATCCCAAGATCCGCACCCTCGTCCAGGACACGGGGACGGGAGTAAAGGACCTGTGTGAACTCGCGTACTACGGCAAGCTCAAGGGGAATGCCCGCCTCGATGTCAGGGGCACGATGAATGCCGACTACACAAAACTGTTCTGGGACCTCTACAAGAAACGCCCCGACCTCAACCTCATCTTCGTCCACAAGGTGAAGAAGCAATATAAAAAAGCGGCTGGTGCCAACCCCAACAGTCCGGGGGAATGGACCGGGGAGTACGACCGGCAAGGGTACGGGGACATTGGATACATGATGGACATGGCGGTATGGTGTGGGTGGGATAGGATCTACAAGGATTTCTACACGTGCCTCGATGATAGACAGGCTACGAGGTTTGGGTCTAATCTGATGGGGAAGATATGGCGGGCGAAAGAGGGTACGAGCACGTTTTGGAACCTGGGGATGGAAGTGTTCCCGGATACAATGTTGACACCGGAGGTGTGGGGGCAATGAAAAGGATGAGAATGAGAACGCATTGTAAGTGTGGTCACCACATGCGGGAGCACGTTAAACCGGGACTGAGTGGCATCATTCACCCTGGGAGTGGTCCGTGCATTCGTTGTAGCTGTGAGAAGTTCTCCAGTGTGCCGAGGGTGGGTGCTGTGTCTAAGTACTGCCAAGGCACCCCTCCCCCCGACTACGCGCCCAGTCGTGAACCGGAGCCGTTGCGGTGGCAGGTATGATGATTTTCTACAGGTGTGCAATGTGCTCACCAAACCAATCTAGGTCCGTCCATGTACTCCCAGAGGACCCGCCTTTATCTGTAGCTTGTTATTTGGTGGAGATGCACCATAAACAAGTCTCTCCCGACTGCCCAGCGTCCAAAGATCCCAAGACGGCAGTTGATATTTTGTTAGTAAGAATGGTTCAGTAACTCCGTGACCGACCTCTCTCCCATCTACGTGGACCTCCGCGAAAAAGAACGCGTCCACCCGCACGACTCCGCCCGTACCGTAGGCACCGACATGCTCACCCTCCTCCGTTCCCACCGCACCCACCCACCCGCCCACCCCAAACAACTTGACGCGGGGGACTTCTGCTTTTCTGGCAATGGTCCCGATGGGCCGGTCCTTGTTGGGATCGAGCGCAAAACGGTGAAAGGGCTACTGTCGGACATACGATCCGGGCGATTGTCCGGTGAACAGTTGCCCAAATTGTTCCGTGAGTACGGGGCGGAATCGTGGTTAGTTGTAGAGGGGAGATATCGGTCGAATTGGACCACGGGAATGTTGGAGACGAAGAGAGGCCGGGACTGGGTGCCGTGCCAAGTCGGTACACAGACATTCGTAAGCCTAGAGATGGAAGCGTACCTCAACACTCTGCAAATGTGTACGCCCCTGCATGTGAAGCATACGGTAGATGAGAGAAGCACCGTGGAGTTTGTTTTGGCATTGCACCACTCGTACTCCAAACCCTGGGAGAAACACAGTGCCCACGTAGCCATCCATAGGCCACAAAATCACGTCACGGTGACGAAAGCCTCTACCCTCCGCCGTGCTGCCTTCACCCTCGATGGCATTGGGTGGGACAGGTCGGGGCTAATCGAGCGCCACTTCCCTTCCCTCTATGCCCTGTGTCAGGCGGACGTGAAGGCACTGGAGAAGGTAAAGGACCCCGATGGGAAGGTGCCGGGGATCGGGAAGGTACTGGCACAGAAGATTTACGATCAGGTGAGAGGGTTGAGGGACGAAGGATAGAATCTTTCACAGGGAAAAAGGACTCATGAAACTCTTCATCGTAATGGTCAACCCATACTTTGGCCCACGTTACATCGACTCAACGTGGCTTAAAAAAGACTCTGCCATTGAATGAGCGGACGACTTGATTATCTCTATGAAGTCTGTCGGTACAAAATTAAAAGAGGATGGGGTGTGGGTTTGGATTTCCGAGGCTCGAATACAGGACGGTATTATGGCCCCCACCCCAGAGGAAAGCTAATGTCACAATTCCGCGTCACCATCACACGCCCCTCCCCCTCCATCGACTCCCCCCTACCCCCGGACCAGTTCTTCTCCCCAACACTGGAGAGCGCAAGGGCCGGGTTGAAGAAGTGGGCTGAGAAGGGTCACCACGGGAAATATAAAGTGGTGGAGGTGGTGGAGGTGGTGAGGGAAGAGGGGGAGTGTTGATGGCAACACCTACATCCTACGCTAAGCGAGGCCACGAACGATCCTGTGACCAATCTACTGGCACTGGTATCTGTACTTGTGGGTACGCTCAATGGCGTCAATCACTTCCTAAAGTTTTGGTGTATGAAGGGGAAGAGTTGCCGATGAAGTCTGTGGGCAACGTACGCAGAAAACGAAAAGGCAACAAAAAGAGGTAGGTCACCGTGCCCCGCAAACGCTCCCGCCCCCGCCACCCTCCCCCGTCCCCGCTCGAACAGTTCTTTAGTGGGTTGCGGGATACGGTCCTGGATTTCGTCGAGGACGCTACCTACGACCTCCAAGAGGTGTTACTGAGGCAACAGGGGGCACAGGGGCAGGTTCCCCCTCCCCCACCAAAGGCCGAGGGAAAGGCCGGGAAACGTCCCAGGACGGGCCGGGACCCTGTGCCGGTACCCCGCGTCTGGCCCCACCACTACGATGTCTTAGGGGTATCCAAGGACGCGAGGCAAGAAGTGATCCAGGCGGCGTACCGGGCACTCAGTCGCATCTACCACCCCGATGTGCCCAAGACGGGGAACAGTATTAAGATGCAACGGATCAATTCCGCGTATGAAGTGGTGGGGGATGTGGAGAAGAGAAAAGAGTATGACAGGAGCCTACGCACGTGAAAGTCATCATCGCCGGTTCCCGCAACATCCTCGCTCACCCTGGCCTCATCTGTCGTGCCGTTAAAGAATCCGGCTTAAAAGTCTCTGAAGTAGTCTCGGGTACGGCACGGGGTATTGATAGGTTGGGAGAAATTTGGGCATTTGAAAACAACAAACCAATCCGCCGCTTCCCCGCCGACTGGAACAATCTCGGGAAGTCTGCCGGGTTTGCACGGAATGTGCAGATGGCGGATTACGCCGACGCCCTGATTGCCTTGTGGGATGGGCAGAGCAACGGCACCCGTCACATGATCGCCCAAATGACGTTGAGGGGCAAACCAGTGTTTGTGTTTAGGCAATGACGCGGTGCTCCCTCTGTCCTAAATACCGTCCCCCCGTCCTCCCCGAAGGCCCCATCCCATGCCGGGTGGCCTTACTTGCTGAGGCTCCCCACCACAAAGAAGATGCCTATGGGCGACCCCTGTGCGGACCCACGGGACAGGAACTAGAGGGCCTATACCTCACCCTCTTGAACATCCCGAGGTCCGAAATCTTCCTTGCCAACGCCCGGTGGTGCAGTGAACCGGACTACGCCAACCCTACTCCTGAACAAGCCATGTCCTGTGCCTCGATCCACCTCGGGCCGATGCTGGAGCAGGTCAAGCCACAGGTCCTGGTCCTGTCCGGTGCCGTAAGCTGTAGCCTGTTTGGGATTAACGTAACGACCGACCACGGGATTCCACGGCAGGCTAAATGGGGGTCTTGGTCGGGGATCGTTTATCCGACTCACCACATTACCGCTGGGATGCGCCAAGCCGCCTACATGATCCCGTTGTTGAACGACTTCGACGGGCTAAGGAAGATGCTGGCGGAGTTGGACCGGGGGACATTCACGTGGCCGAGTGACCCGTACCCGGAGCCGGACTACAGGGTATGCCGTGGGCCAAACGAGTTGGACGAGTATTTGGATGACATGAACGCGGTGTTACTTCTCGCCTGTGACACGGAATCCCTCCCTGACAAATCCCCCTACTGCGTCACGGTATCCCACACTCCTGGGACGGGCAGACTGATCTATGTGAAGGATGAGCACACGTTGGCGTACCTCCGCCGATGGTTGAAAGTAACTTCTGCTGAACTGGCGTTCCACAACTACCTCCACGACGTTACAGTGTTCGATGCACTGGACCTCACCATCGGTACCTTCACTGATACGATGGTCCACGCGTACAACCTGTGTCTAGGTGGGGGCGGTGATGACGACGAGGCTGGGCGTGGGGCACGAGGCTCTCTCTCGTTGAAGATGTTGGCGTACCGATATCTTCACATGAGCATGACGAGCTTCAGGGATACGGTATACCCCCACTCGATCCCGAGGATGGTGGAGTGGCTGAAAAGAGTGAAGGCGACGTTTGAGCCGGGGAGCAAAGTACTCACATGTATCTGCGGTCACGCGACGGCGGTACATGAAGGAAGGGGCAAAACTAAACGACGCACAGGACCGTGTACTTTGTGTTTATGTAAGAGGCACAAACACAACAAGCGGTCCCCACTGACTGAGGAAGAGAAACGGCACTCTCTCCTGCATCGCAAAACCGTCAACCTCATCACGGCAATTGAAAATCACCAAGTCGCGGAAGAACTCGACATGGACGATGAAGACGACTACCCCTTTGTCGATCCGTGGAAGCGGGTGAGAGCGTGGCATGAATGGGACCGAGGGTACGCGGTGGATTACGTTGGAGAGTGGCCGGTAGCGAGTGTCGCTCACGTACCTGAGAAGGAACTCGTACACTATGCCGTGAGAGATGCCGACTCAACCCTCCGTCTGCACCTGTACCTTGAGAAGTGCCAACCGTTTCTTTTCCTGTGAAAACTTTGTCGCGCTGGAAATCTGCAACCATCGACGGCATCAACACAGTCCCACAATCTTCGGGCGTTTACGTCATATACCTCGATGGGTTACTGAGATACGTTGGGGAATCCAAGAACCTACGAAAGAGGCTGAATGGCCATCTAAAACGTGCTTTGGGAGTTCTAGCGGAGGCAAGCCAACTAACCTTCAAATACCGTGAGATTGAAGAGAGGGAACAGCTTGAGATCCGACTCATCAAAAGACTCAAACCAGTCAGTAATCGCCAACATGTTTTACGCAGCCAAAGAATCTCAAGTGGTCAAAGAATCTACGGCGTGTATCGAGTCCAGCGCACTAAAATTACACCCCCGAAGAAAAGGAAAGTACGAGTTGAGCGCAAAATACAAGCTGAACTCTTGGCAACTTGGCAACACATTAATGAAGCTCTGAGAGTCTGGAACAAGGTGAATGGTAGGGCATGAAAGGGAACAAAAAGAGAACAAAAGCTGTATACCAACCCCCAAAACACCGTAATTTTTAGTTTCGTCCCCCCCAGACCCCCTATACATGAATATCGTTGTACAAGCCTTGTATATTTATATCCATGTATGTTATAAGAGAAGGGTACTGGGACGGGGCAGTGGCGAGGGTAAGGGTACCGGCACCGGGCGCACGAGCAAATCGAAAACAGGGAGCACAGGTAAATTGGTAACGGCAACTGAAGATCCGTACACACTCCGAGTTTCTTTCTTCCTCCAAGAGTCACCCTTGACCCGTTCCGAGATCGTATGCAACGCGTACGCTACCGACGACGGGATCGATGTCGAGTACCTGTACCACGACCAGCAGATGCGGACGATATCAGGAGGCACGTGGAACGCCCCACAGGAGGCCCAGATGCGCCTCACCCCCATCCTCGTGGCCCAAATTGAAGCGGGGGTAATGACGGAGTTGTGGAACACCTTCCGGCGCAAGGTGAGAGTCATGGAGATGCTGTAGTGGCACAGACCGAAGAATCTTTTTACCAACGCCTGTTCCGCACCTACCATCGGAGCCACCGGCCCCGCGAGGTCAAACCCCAGACCATCGGGGAGGCGTTGGGCCTGTTGAAGGAGTATACCGGCATGACCTGGGAGGAATTGGCGCGGACCATTGGCGTGCTCCCATCTACCCTCACGTTGATGGTCCGCCGCAGTTCCCGCCTCCCGGTCCCGGTATGTGAGGCGTGCGAACGGATGACGGTCAAATATCATTTCCCAATCCTTGAAAAGTGGTTCCATGATCTATTGATGTACACGTTGAGGACGAAACGGAAAACCAAGGACGACTATCGAACGGAAGACAGGAAGTACTACGACGAGATCCGGTAGCCCGTGAGAAAAAAGAAACTCAGAATCGTTCCCAAGCAGGCCAAGGTGAAAGTGCATACGGTTAAACCGGAGCCCCTGGCGAAGAACGGGGTAGTGCTCCGTGACTTCACGGTAGGTAATCACACGTTCAAAAAGGGGACCAAGGATTCCTGGAGCCAAGTGAAACTCTCCCGTGGCGTCGAGAGCCTGCTGAACGTGATCGGCGTACACCTGACCCATTCTTTCACCGATGAGGAAGAGGCGAGGAGATTGGAAATGGAACGGCAGAAGGAAGCGGACAGGCAATTGGATCAACTGGCAGTGAAGCTGGAACGGGAGCACCAGGAGGAGACGAGGAAGAGATTGGCGAAGTTGGCGGCGAAAAGGGAGGCTCAAAATGCAAATCTTTCCCGGTGAAAGGCCCAAGGCGAATGAAAAGGGAACAAACGCTCTAGGACGCGTTGTAAGCCCCCTGGGGGTGTCCCGGTATTGGGTGGATACGGCCCCGATTGCACCTGGAGCGGGGCAGACCCCTACGAATCGATTTTAAAAAGGGCAGGTGACGGTATGATCCACTGGCGAGACTGGGTACTGGACGGGATGTTGGTTTTGGTTGCCGTCATCGTTTTAGCCGAGGGGATCGCGGTGACGTATTTTTTGATCTGGCACGTGGTCAAGTTCATGTTTGAGGGGAAGGGGAAAGACGAGCGATGAAAGAGATTACTGGTGACCTCTGGGACTTCCACGCGCAAGGGCACTACATCTGCATCACGACGAATGGGACCGTGCGACGGGACGGGGCCTGTGTGATGGGGCGAGGGATTGCAAAACAGGCAGCGAGTAGATTTCCGCAGTTCCCTTATGCAGTCGGGAAAGAACTACTTTTTTATGGCCCACCTTCCCGAGGGCTACTCAATTTTCCAGTTTTCGTTTTCCCTGAGTGGCGTCTAATTACTTTCCGGGTCAAATGGCATTGGGGCGACACGGCGGACATGGAATTGATAGACCGAACTGCACGTCTATTAAGTACTGATGAACGGGTTGCGAATATGGACCACGTGTATCTTCCCCGGCCCGGTTGTGGGAACGGGCACCTACAATGGTCCGACGTACGCGCCGTCATAGCTCCGATCCTGGACGACAGGTTTACCGTCGTGGAGATTCATCCATGACCGGCCCCTCCCTCTGGTGGTGTCGCCCTCATTGGACGCCGATTCTATTCTCCGCTCTCGGTACCGAACTCGCGTGGTTGTGCCCGTACCACGGGATACACCAGACAAGGACTAAATGATGAAAAGCTTTTTTGAAGGTTGTGGCCGAGTCATACTATTCTCTCTGTCCGATTTTCTGTTGCTCGTCCCTCGTCTAGCTTTTGACGCCGTATGTCCGTGGGACCCAAATCACCCCGTCCTCTGGCAGATTCCGGCGACAACTCTGATGGTGCTTTTTTCGGTGGGCACAATTGCGGCCATGTACTTCTTCTTGCTCAAGGACGATTACTAGGATGTGGGGTGGGATTCATTTCTCGGAGGACTGGCCTGACCCTGCCAACACCCATGCCCTCGATATCGCGGCCCTCCCCATGATTCGGGACATGCACAAGTACGGGGTGAGGCTCGATGTCCCCTACATCAACTCCCTTACCGTCGAAATCAACCGGCAAATCTCCGACATCGAGTTTGAGATGGGGGTACACCTGGGCGCGTACCAGGATTCGTACAAAGGGAAGTTGACGCCATTCTCCGTTGGATCGCCGGACCATGTTTCCCGTCTCTTGTTTGAGCACATGAAGATTCAGGGCGATGATCCCGTACCGATGACACCCAAAGGAATGCGGTATACCACGTCTGATGACATCCTAGAAGTTTTCAAGTCACGTAGTCCAATAGTAAACCTGATTCTTGATTGGCGAGAGTTGGACAAAACTAAGAACACGTACACTGAACCGTTGCCTTTGTTAGTTGATTCCGATTCTTACCTCCACACGACTTTCAACCCAACGGTGGCGGCAACGGGCCGGTTGTCATCATCACGACCAAATTTGCAAAACGTCTCGGCAAGGAGCAAAACACTCGTTACCGTCAATGGCAAGACTGCACCACTGGGTAAAGCCGTACGCAACGCCTTTATTGCATCCCCCGGCTGCACGTTCGTTTCTGTTGACCGCTCCCAGGATGAGATGAGGTGGGCCGCTCACGGTTCCCAGGACCCAGTCATGATGGAAGTGTTCTATCTCGGCCAAGACATCCACTGGAAAAATACCTGTGCCATCTTTGGCCGGGACTACGATACCGTCATGGCGATGGATAAGAAGTCGCCCGAGTTTGAGCGTATCAAAAGAGAGGAACGTGCCCCCACCAAGAACCTGGGATTTGGCGTACTGTACGGCCTCACTGCCCTTGGACTCCAGCGAAACATATTAAAAGAGAGTGAAGGGGCCATACGCTGGTCCGAGGCGAAGTGTCAGTCCTTCATTGACCAGTTCTTTGGAATCTATCCCCGCCTCCGCGCCTTCATGGACCTGCAATATACCCGTGCCAAGAGGTACGGACTTGTATGGGATGCGTTTGGTAGGCCCCGGCTTGTTCCCGAGGCGAAGTCTACCCACATGAGGCTGGTGAATGAGGGGACGCGGAAGGCGGGGAATCATTACGAGCAAAGTTCAAGCCAAGGTGGGGTGAAGTTGGCCATGGCGGAAACCAACGTGGAGATGGAGAAACGGAACAAGAGTTACCGATGCACCCCGGCTCTGCAAATCCACGATCAGATATTGGCAGATGTAGACGTACGGCACGCGGAAGAGTTCGGGCAGTACGCGAGGGCCACGATGGAGGGCAGTGTGAGTTTGAACGTCCCGAGTGAAAGTAGTTTGGAGTTTGGAGAAAGGTGGGGGGACCTGTGACACTTACTCGGACCACTCACACGTGCAGTAGTTGTACCGCTCGTCAACAAGAGATGCGGAAGCTACAAAAACGTGTCCGTGGCCTTGAGGCAGAGTTGGCAATCCTACGCGGGCCTTCCACGGAAAAGACGGTGGAGAATGTCTCGTGTGCTGCTTGTGGTCACTACCACCCTAAAACAATTTCCCGTCACCACCGAGTACCACAGAGAATTTCTTGGAAGATTCCAAAGGTTGCACGTCAAGAGATCCTGGGGGATGCACCGGAGATCGTTAACTTGTGCCAACCGTGCCACAGGTTTATTGAAATGGCCTCGTCAACGTCCAGATCCAATAAACCTCTGATGCCTTGTAACGAGCCTATCGGACCCCTCGCCACCGTGACGTGGGGGAGGTTGATGGAGGAGATTAGGTTGTTTGAGAAGATTGCCGACAACATAACGGAGGACCTGTTAGCAGAGATGAAAGCGGGGAACACCGAGACTAGTCATTTTGGAGAGGCTATTCAAAGGGCCTTTGGAGAAAAGTAATGGAGTTGAAATTTGCACTGACAGAATCACAGATCCAATCCGCCCGTGCCCGCCTTCTCACCCTGGGCATCCCTTTAACTGAGGACAGGGGCACGTTGACGGCCAAGGGGATCACGGCGGAATACGAATACCACTCCGGCCCCGGCACCCTGATCGTCCGTGTAACGAAAAAGCCCACCCTCATCACCGAGGCACTGGTACGGGTGAAGTTGGAAGAGTGGTTGGGAAAGAGAGCGGAACAATGAGCCAGAGTGAACGGCTGACGCTGGAACGGATCGCGGAGATTCGTGTACGTGGTGCGACACTAGCGGAAACGCGAAACCTATGTAACCTCGCCGAGCGCGCACTGAAAGCCGAAGCGCCCGCCCCGGCGAGTGCGCCATCGGGACCATGTACGTGTGCCGTTGTGATCCTGGATGGGCCATTTGTTTACACTCCCCAAGTGCCAGAAGAGGCAGTGCTCAAGATTGAATATTGTGAATGGCATCAAGGGCCAGCAGCGCAAGCGGCTCCCGCGCCATCAATCGAAGGCTTAACCTGCATCCGTTGCGGGAATGGGGATTCGATACGTCCGAAAGCGACCCTGGACCGCACCCGCCCCGAAGGTGCCTATGTCACGCAGATTCTTCCAGGCGCGCTATCTGCCGCCGCCGGGCAACGTCCCCGGTACAAGCTGGAGCGCGTGGCTGGCGACTGCGCTGTTGGATCGATCACGGTCACTGAGGATGAGGCACGGGACGTGCTGGGATGGCTCGGGGAATACCTTGGGCCAACGGCGATCACGAGGGAGCAGGTGCGCGAAGCCGTAAAACAAGGTTTAACTCACTGGCACCCCCGGCTTGAGAAGACCACCGACGCAATCATGAAGCTCCTGGAGGCGCGATGACCGACTACTCGAAGCTCGCCACCGTCCATCCGAGCCTGTCACGCGGGCAGGTGTGGTGTACCCATTGCGGGCGAACGCAGCATGTGGACGGTGCGGATTGCCTGCGTAACGGATGGCCGAAGTGCTGTGGCTACACCATGACGATTGACTCGCCGGAAGAACGCGCCGCCCTGATCGCCAAGGAGGGGAAAGATGCCAAGTCGTGAGGATGAGATTCAGTCAATGAAACAAGTGACGTATCCAGATGTCAGAATGCTTTGCAACCACGTAGGATTCTTGGATCGCTACGATTGGGGCCTAACCTGCGGAAACTGCGGAGCAGCATGGGTGCCATACGACCAGGAGAAACCCAATGCCCAACGATGACCGCCCCGTACAGAACACCCAACCGCTGCCCTGGACTGTGGGTGATATGCGTAACGAGCTAATTACGCTGTATATGTCTTATGACCGAAGAATCAACGAGGCACGCGACTACCAGATGGTTTGCAAGTTGATTGAACGTCGCAGGGCGGAAGAAACCGCCCTCATGGAGCGCCACGGAGTTTATGACAACGAAGCGGAGTTGGAAGCGCACGCGACTGATCGAGTAAATCAACGGAAAGAGTTACAGGCGGCACGCGAGGAGTGCGACCGGCTGCGGAAGTTGCTGCGGGACTGCGTGGATGGTCTCGGATGCCAACCGGGTTACGTGAAATCGCTAACGCTTCAACGAATGCAGGCGGAACTTGCCCTCGCCCCGCTGAGCGAGGAGCACACCGCCGATGAGCCAGCCCGGAAGCCTAAGCCGTGAGCAAGCGTACCACTGCCCCAGACCTTACCCCCCGTATCCGTACCGGGCCTAAGCTCCGTCCCCGGTACTGTACGTTCTGTGGGGTGAAGTGTGAGGGGGCGAGGGAGGCGAGGGGGCATTGCAAGGACCGGGGCACGGGTAAGGGTGAGGGTACTGTCCTCCCTTTCACAGGGAAAAAGAAAAAATAACTCTTGCAATCGTGCCACAATTAGGGGTAGGCTAGGGAAGGGTAAGGAGACTAGTCAAATGAATTGGTCGGAACAGCAACTTCTCATCTACGCGAAAGTTCAACAGAGCCGTGATTCCCTCATTATTAAAGCGAGGGCAGGCACGGGGAAATCTACCGTGCTCGTGGAATGCGCCAATCGCACCGTGGGCCATACACTCCTCTGCGCTTTTAACAAGAGCATTGCCGATGAACTCGGGTCCCGCATCACGGGCAATCCGTACGCCACCGCCGCCACCCTCCATTCCGTGGGCTTCTCCCAGTGGCGCAAGATTCGTAGCAAGAACGAGGTGGACGGGCGCAAAGTCCGTGCCATCGCTAAGACCCACGCCCAGTGGGACCGGGCACACGCCGATGTCCTGGTGGACGCGGTAGAGTACGCCAAGCACATTGGGTTCGGCATCCCTGGTCTCCCCGCCATCGACAGTGTTACGTCATGGGAGAAACTATTTGACGACTACGACCTTTGGGATGAGGTGCCTAGTGGGATCACACCGGCACGGATTATCACCGAGTGCATCAAGACATACAAGGAATCGGTGAGGATGGCGTGCGACGAGGGGAGGATCGACTTCAGTGACATGCTCCTCCTCCCCCTCATGTTTTCACAGGGAAAGCCAGAATTGTACGACACGGTAATGATTGATGAGTGCCAGGATACCAGTGCCACCCGTCGCCTGATGGCCCTCCACGTGCTCAAAACTGGTGGCCGGGTCATTGCGGTAGGCGACGATTTCCAGTGTATCTTTCATTTCGCCGGGGCCACGGCTAACGCGATGGACCTAATCAGAGATGTGACTGGGGCGGATGAGTTGCCCTTGAACATTACGTATCGGTGCCCTAAATCAGTGGTGGCCCTCGCGCAAACGTGGTGTCCTGACTACACGGCGCACGAGGAGAATCCTGAAGGCACCGTCCGTACCATTTCCCACCTCAAGTTCTGGGGGGAGTCACTGGTCCCTGGCAAGGACGCCATCCTGTGCCGGAATACTCGCCCCTTGGTAGGGGTCGCCCGCCGCCTCCGCAACAATGGCATCCCCTGCATCGTCGAGGGCCAGAGTGGGAAAGCCATCATTGCCCTCGCCACGAAATGGGGCGGGGACATTACCGTAGATCAGTTGGATGTCCTCCTGTCCGGCCACCTGGAGAAGGAGTTGGAGAAGTGGCGGGGCAAAGGTCGAGAGGACAAGGCGGAGTGGGTCGGGGAGAAGGTGGGGATACTCCGGGACCTGATGGAGGACGTGGGGGGAGATGAGCCGGTGCGCCGGTTGGTCCAGAAACTTGAAATGACCTTTGGCGAGGGGCAGTACCAGGGACAGGACCTCGTGAGGCTCTGTACGATTCACCGTGCGAAGGGCCGTGAGTGGGATCGTGTGTTTATCCTGGGTCGGAATCGGTACCAGCCGTCCAAGTGGGCCAAGACTGAGGCCGACATCGAGGGAGAGCGGAACCTAGCCTACGTTGCGGTAACGCGGGCTAAGCGAGAACTCGTGGACGTGTGTGTACCTGTGCCCGACCCAAAAAAGGGCGGTCAAAATTCCGAGTGGTGGGAGGAGTAATTTTATGGCTAAAGTGATCGACCTGTTCCTGTGGCGGCACTGTAGATGGTATCGCCGGAAGAAGATGAGGGAGTGTGGGGTGTGGACGGTGGAGTTGGGGTTGCCCACGAGGAGAAAACAGAATGCCCTGTGATTCAAGCTACATGGAGCCGAACGGGAAAGAACGTGCCCTTCAGAAAACGGCGGAACTGTTGGAGTGGTGCTACGGACAGGAAGGATCAAAGGTCCCAAAGTCTGTGAGTACAGCGGCACAGGATGAGTATTGTGAGTTGGATTTGGTGCCGACTCTCTGTACCTTCTTAAAAGGTCTGTCCTCCAAACGTCTTGCCCAACTCTGCAACCAGAGCAACGCGATGTCACGTAGGCTGAAGGAATGGCACAAGGACCACATCCTAGCGGACATCGAACGGGAGAAGGAAGAGAAGGAACGTAAGACGGCGTTGGCTAAGCTCACACCAAAAGAGCGGAGGGCACTAGGGCTATGACGCTGGTATACGTCCTCATCCTCGTCCTGTGTTGGGTCGGGGTGTGCCTCGTGGGGCACGGGTACGTCAACACGGTCGAACAGTTGTCCTGGTGGTTGCACCGGCACGCGGTACACGTACGGGGACTACACGGGAGACGAGCGGCGGTGGTACAGGAGCGGTGGGTGCGGGAGTTAGAAACTGGTGGTCAGTAGCTCAAATGGAAGTGTTTGTGGTCTATATGAGTGCCGAGTACGCTTGGGCCATCGTTGGTGTGTTCTCTACTAATGAACTTGCGGAGAAGTGTGTGCAGTCCCACAGTGGGGAACTCAGTGTTCAGACGTTTGTGTTGGACTCCGAGAACGGGAAAGTTTGGTAATTCAAAATCTGAAAGGAACGGGTAAACGAGCAAAATGCCGAGAGCAAAACGAGAACCGGGAGCGGAACCTAAACCAAAGGCTCCCCCTAAGACGGACCCATTGGAAGGGTTGGACTACGTGGTAGAAAAGGTGGATGGGGGCAAGTGGCAGGCCGAGTGTCTGGGGGTGACGGCGTACGGGGTGACGAAGAAAGCGGCCCTTTCCATGTTGAGTGAGGAGTTGAATGGGTTCAAAGACGGGAACACAGGGCCGGTGCCGGTGGTGGAGGCTGAGGTAGGGCCAGTGGAAGTCACAGTTATGGTGCGTGGTGTTCCAACATTACCTACGATGGTGCCTTTGACGGGGATAGGGCCGACCAAGGGTGAGTCCTACTCCATCGAGGACGCGGAACTCCTGTGGGGGATCGAGTTCCCCGGCAAGCCCGAACTCCTCCGGGAACTGTTCCAGGAGCGTATCTCCCTCAAGACGGACGCGGACAGGATCAAGGAGAGGATCGAGGTCATTAACAAGTCCCTGCTTGGATTCTTTGACCGGCAAGGGGTGGAGAAGGTGACGTGGGAGGACTGGACGGTGGCGAAGGTGAACGGGAGCAATAGTACCCTGGACAAGGAGGCGTTGGTGCTGGCGGGGGTACCGGCTGAGACGATTGCCCAGTGTACGAAGCGGAAGGAATACACGACGGTACGCGTGACGGGACCGAAGGGGGGAGAGTGAAGAAGCTAACGGCACAGGAAGCCTTAGAGAGATTTGGGTACATCGTCGCTATGTCAGATGTGCCTACCAGACTTCCAGCGACGATGATACAAAAGACGGCAGGCTCCGTTATCCCGGTGGGGACCAAGATCGTGCTTATTGAAGAGGTTCCTAAGCATGAGGCCCTGGCTTTTTACCGAAGTGTTGGCTGGATGACAAACATAGCGGAAAACTTGCCGTATCACTATAAGGCGGTGGCCGAGTGAATCCACCCTCTTTCCCTGTGAAAAACCCTTGACACGGCCCCCTCCCCTCCCCCAAACTGATTAAGGAAAGGAACGGGTACAACGCACAATCTATGGCCCATTCAGACGTACGCTTACTTACCGTCCCGGACGGATACAAACTGTGCCTAGGTGAGGACGAATCGGAATTAGTCCCGTTTGGGGAACCCCTGGAATGGGAAGCTCCAAACGGTAAGAAGTACCTCGCGTTTGTAGATTTGCCGGAAGGGGCGGGGGACGAGGCTCAGAACGTGGAGAGCCTACTACCCTCATGGGTTTACGAGGCGAAGGCGTTGGAACACGTTGAGCCTGAAGACGAAGAGGACGACGAGGGGGACGAGGACGACGAGGATGATGACGGTGACGACGTGCCGGAAGTTGAAGGAGACGACGTGACCACCCCGACCGCCGACCTCGGCCCTGGTGACGATGAAGACGATGACGACGACGAAGGGGAAGGAGAACCCATCTATGGGTAACAAAAAGGGTAAGAGCGGGCCGAGCGTCCGCGTGAGCAACGAGCCGATGACGGGGACGGGGGCCAAGGTCGAGGGGCCGGTCATTGAATTGGCCTTGGACAAGCTCCGGGTGGAGGAGGGGCGGAACCTGAGAAAGTTCCCGGTACCGGCCCAGGACATTCGCAAGTTGGCCGACTCGATCCGAGAGCAGGGGCTAATCAACCCCGTGATCGTGTACCCGGTCGAGGCGAATGGCGACGGGGCCACCCATCAATTGGAAGCGGGGTATCAGCGAGTAGGGGCGTTGCGGTTACTCGCTGATGAGGGGCACCCGGTACCGATCCGGGCCACGGTAATCTCGGGGCCATCGGAAGGGGTGAACCTGGACGAGAACTTGCAGCGCACCGACCTGAGCCCAATGGACAAGGCGTACATCCTGAAGGAAAAGGTGGAGGTAGGTGGGATGGGGAAGGGGGCGGCGGGGAAGGTACTGGGGCTGAGTCCCACGTCGGTAACTCGATTGCTGGCGTTGATCGGCCTCCGTAAGGAAATTCAAACCAAGATTCACAGGGGCCTCGTGTCGTCCCGTGTCATGGAAGTGCTCCCCGCA